AATCAAATATATTCATTATTATTATTATTATTATTATTATTATAAATATAATAATTTTAAGTATAATTAATTATTATATTTATTATTTGAATAATACAATTAAATTATACAATTATTTAATTAGAAATTTGATTTAAACTTGCCCAAAAATTACTTTGATTTTGTTGAACTTTTTCAGTTTGTTTAGCATAATAGAAAGCCAACGCACACGATTCTTCATTATTTTGTTGATTTACATCAAATAATTGTTTAATTGCATTTTCTTTAGTTACAGGTGTAAGATTTGTTTCATTTCGGTGTTTTTTAATTTCATCTATAGTATCAAAATGAATCATTTCATTATATGTATCTTCTGTAATAGGAATAACAGATTCAACATATGCTTGGCGTAAATCAGTATAATTCATACCATCATTGCTAAAAAGTGAATTAGATGTAAAATTCTTGTTATATTCCATTAAAGAAGATCCTCCAAATGTAGAAGTAGTTCGTTCATTAACACCAGTATATTCAGTAAGTGATTGAACTATTTTTTTTCTTTTTTCTATTTCAGTTCCCATATTTAATTTAGTTACATTAGGTGTATAAATAATATCATCATCTGATTTAAGCCACGAACCATATCCAGAGTCACTTGATTCATCCTCTAATTTATGTTTATCGAATTGTGAATTAAACCATTTATTAAAATTATCTGGTTTTTTTAATAAAGTATTTTTTTCAAATACTTTATCTAAAATACTTGTATTATTTGAATCATAATATTCATTTGTATCTGTGATTTTATTTGATGTTTTATTTTGAAATTCAAAAATACTGTATAAATTTTTATATGCTTTAGAAAAGAAGAAGAAATATTTTTCGTGTAAATGTGATTTATCAGGATGTGTTTTTAATACTATTTTTTTACAATTTTTCATTACAGTTTCTGTAAGAATAATATTTTTTAATCCAAAAAGCGTAAAAATATCTTCTCTTGAATAATTATTTATATTTAAATCTAATGTATCATATAATGAATTATTATAAATTATATTTTCATTTTTAATTTCTAATGTATTTTTAAAATTATTGATATCTTCAAATGGATCAATTTTATATTCATTATCTGCATTATGAATTTTAATTCCTCCTTTATGGCATTTTGTCATGGAAATATTTTTATTTAATTTATCCATTATATTATAAATTAATATAATTTTATATAATTATATATATTAACTAATAAATTAAATTATTTTATTATATTAATATGGATATGTATGAAGTTCATATTAAAAATCGTGTTGTTTATTTTGAACAATTAAGAATTTAATTTCTTTTATTTGATTTTTTTATTCTATTCGTTTTTTTTCTTTTATTTGTTTTTCTTTTACTATTACGTTTTGAGATTTTTCTTTTATTTAATTTTCTTCTAGTATTATTACCTCCACGACTAGGATTATTTCTAAGTGATGAATCGCCTGATAATTTACCAATTGTTTCTGTGTTATCATTTACAACAGGTATTGATTTAACTGGTGAATCGCCTGATAATTTACCAATTGTTTCTGTGTTATCATTTACAACAGGTATTGATTTAACTGGTGAATCGCCTGATAATTTACCAATTGTTTCTGTGTTATCATTTACATTAAGTATTATTTTTCTAATACCTTGGTTAGGACCAAATTCTGATGTTTTACATTGAACATACTGATCTAAAAAATGTTGACCCATTTTATTTTTCATATGTTTTTTAAAAGTCCAATTAAACATATCAGATAAAGTTATTCTTTTTTCATAACCATAACCTTTACTACGTGGACTAGTAGTATCATTATTATTTTTCTCAAAATAATAATTTTCTTTCATTCCCATTCTATCCCAAAATCCAGCACTTGCATCACAATCAATATAAATTACTTCAAATGTTAATATGGTATTCATATGATACTCATTTAAATCTAGTGTTAATATATTAATTTTACTATTAGGATTATCTATAATCATCATTCCAACAAGCATAGATCCTATTAATATATATGATAATCCTCCTCCTTTAGTACGCTCTGTATCTTCTAATCCAATTGTCATATCAGAAACATTAGTATCTTCATCTGTACTAATTTCAAAATGACCAATATTATCATTTTCCTCAATATTTCCTAATAATATTTGTCTTGAAATAATTTTATTATTATGTCTTTTTATTATATACATTATTTGATAAATAGGATCAAGAATTGTTAATTTTTGTATAGATGATTCTATATGTGTTAATTCAGGATGTGCATTAATAAATGCTATAAACATATCAGTAATATTTATATATTGAATAGTATAACTTGGATCATCATGTATATATGAGTTTTCATCTGGTATAACAAAAGATTGAGGAATGGATGATACTTTTGGTATTGATTGCTCTATTCTTATATTAAGTTCATCTTGTATTTTTTTATTATATTCTCTTTTTTTACTTCTAATAGCTCGTTCACTAGGTGTATGATCTATTGTATTTGTAACATTAATACTTTTACGTTTACCTTTATCACTACTAGACGAGCTCATTATTATAATATAATAGTATAAAATATAAATTAACTAATAAATATAAATTAACTAATAAATAATTTAAACAAATTAGTTATATTATAAATATGAATTATAAATTAATATTTATATTTTTTATGAATTTTATTAATAATAATAATTCTTTTATTATACCTAGAAAATATTTAAAATTAATAAAATTTAATTCTAAAATACAATTACAATCCGATAATTTAAATAATAATAATATAGAAGAAATATTAAAAAACTTACGTATAGAAGAAATATTAAAAAACTTAAATTCCAAAAATTTTACAATACAAAATAATAGTATATTAAATGAAAATGAAGATGAAGATCTTGATCCTGAAACTGATCTTGAAACTGAAACTGAAACTAAACATATCCCAAATTTACGAATTATAATAAAAAAATATAAAAAGGATGATATAATACCTGATGTTAATAATAATAATAAAAAAGATGAAGATGAAGATAAAGGTTTTTTTGCAATAGATGAAGAAACTGGTAGAAAAAGATATTATGATACTTCATCTCCATCTTCAAATAAAAAATCTAAACATTTTCAAGTAATAGATAATTATAATACTTTATTTAAAGATATAGGAGGGTATGATAATGTAAAAGAAGAATTAATGCAATGTGTTGATATTTTAAAAAATTATAAAAAATATAAAAAATATAATGTAAGAATTCCAAAAGGGTTAATTTTTGAAGGTTTACCAGGAACAGGAAAAACAATGTTAGCAAAAGCATTAGCGTGTGAATCGAAATGTAATTTTATACCAGTATCAGGATCCGATTTTCAAGAAAAATATGTAGGTGTAGGTTCTGCAAGAGTAAAAGAATTATTTGAATTAGCTAAAAAAAACATTCCTTGTATAATATTTATTGATGAAATTGATGCTTTAGGTAGAAAAAGATCAAGTGATGGCGAAGATTCATCTAGTGAAAGAGATAATACTTTAAATGCGTTATTAGTTGAATTAGATGGTTTTAAAAATAATACAGGAATATTTTTAGTTGCTGCTACAAATAGAATCGATTTGTTAGATAGTGCTTTAATTCGACCAGGACGTATTGATAAAAAAATACATATAAGTTTACCTGATGCTATTACTAGAGAAGCAATCGTAAAAATACATATTACTGGAAAACCACACGATGATTCTATAAAAATAGAAGAATTAGTAGAAATAACTGAAGGATTATCTGGTGCTGAAATAGAAAATTTATTAAATGAAGCAATGTTAAATGCATTAAAATTAAATGATACAGTATTTACTTATTCTGATTTTGATTTAGTAATGAATAAAATGATGGTAGGTTGGCAACCGAATAAACACGTATTTACAGAAGATATTATAAATCATATTGCGGTTCATGAGATGGGACACGCAACAGTAGGTTTATTTACAAAACATCATTCAAAAATAACTAAAGTAGTAATTAATTTATTCTCTCCAAATAGTCCTGGATATACTATGTTTGAAAATTCATTATCACATATTTATACTAGAGAAGCATTATATGAACATTTAATGATATTATTAGCTGGAAGAGTTGCTGAAGAAGTATTTTTCAATATTTCAGTAACAACAGGAGCTATCAATGATTTCAGTGAAGCATTAGAGTTAGCACAAAAAATGATTATTCATTATGGTATGGGCAAAAATATAATTTATCCAAGTTTAAGTAATAAATATAAAGAATTAATTGATATAGAAATTTTTGATTTAATTAATCAAGCATATAAATCTTCTAAAGAAATAATTACAATTTCTAAAGATTTTATATATGAAACTGCAGAATTATTAAAAAAAGAACAAATACTTAAAATAGATACTTTAAATAATTTACTTGAAACTAAATATCCATATTTATTACAAAATAATAATAATAAAAATGAAAATAATATTCTTAAATTATATGAGTGTGGTTGGTTTTTATAGACAACTTGGTTTTACAAACTATATGTCTAATAATACAATATTAAGTTTAAGTATATAAAACAAAAAAAAATAACTATATTATAAATAAATCTTTTTATATTATTAATTATTAATAATATAAATTATATTAATATAATATATAATGCAAATAAAAAAATGGATATTATGTATATTTTTATTTGCGGCTTGTTTATTCATATTAAAAAAAATAAATTAAATGTCTAATGAAACTGTATTACTGGATGATTTTTTACGACGACCACTACGTTTAGGCATATTTCCATCACCTTGTAATTCTTTTAAATCACTGATACTTATTGTGCTGTCATTAATAGATTGAGAATTCGGTTCTTGAATATTTATAGATTTCGTTTTTAAACCAGAGAGAATATCTGAAATATCTGTAGGTCCTTTCATTTCAGCACGTGAATTATTCTCTCTAAGATTGATACCATCATTTTGATAATTACTTTGACTAAAATTTAAATTTTGATTCACTGAACTATTATTACCTGGACGTGATGATGGAGGTGGAATAGAATTAGGACCTTGTGTAGCTAATGGTGGAGGTAAATTTCCTTTACTATATTGTCCTTCATCATTATTCATCATATTCATAAATCCAGATAATCCAGGGGATGATTGTGACATCGAATTAACTGCAGCACTTTGAAATGAACGCATTAAATCTGGATTTTGACGTAAAATATCATCCATTCCTGGCATAGAACTTTTAAACATAGTATTTGTCATATGAACCATCAAAGCACTTCCACCTAGTTGAAAAAGTAATTTTATTTCTGGCGACATTGTTGCTTTACTTTTATATTTTTCAAATAATTCCGCAAATACATCATCATAATCAGTCATATTTTCTTGAACTTGTTCGCTCCAACCATCTAATTTAATATCAAAAGGATCGAATTTTCCATTTAAAAATTCAATTCCATTAATTATAGCCATTAGCATATTTCCTTGAAATTTTACAGAATTCTGTTTTGTCTTTTCATCCATAATTGTTTCATATTCTCCTTGCATTTCTTGAAGGGATGAATCCATCGAATATTTTTTAGATAATTCAATCCCTTTTTTTTCAAGAGTTTCTAGTTTTTTTAAATATTTAAATTTTTCTTTTAATGTTTCTTCTTTTGAAAATTTAGGTTCTGTTGGTGCAGTTGTATCTGGATTTAATGGAATATTATTAAATTTATCAAATCCATCCCAAGTTTTTGTATTATTTGAAGTATGTGAAGTAGAATGTCCTAAATTTTCTTTAGTTATATTTTCAAAAGATACACTTGGTTTATTAAATAATTCAGATCTTGGTTTTGAATGATGTGTGTCATTTTTATCATTCTTATCATTCTTATCTATTAAATTATTTAATTCTTCTTCTAAATTATTTAAATCATCTAAATTTATATCACTATTATTAATTTTAGGTTCCTTAATTTTATCGTTCATTAGTAATTCAAGACCACCTCCAAAATTACTAGATTTATTATCGTAATTATCATTAAAATCTAAGTCTGTCAATTCTATTATATTATCTGTCATTATTGATTAATAAGAACATTTAATTTTAAGTAATACGAATTCTAATTAATAATTTTAAGTAATTCAATTTAATTAATATTTAAATTAATTTAAATATTAAAATTTTTATTAATTTATTTTATTTATTAATTTATTATATTTTATTTATTAATTTATTATATTATATTACTTTTTTATTAATAAACCATAACCCTTGTAAAAAGGAATCTGCTAAATCATCTTTTTTTTTATGTTGATTAAAAAAATCAGTATGTTCTTCAAATCTAAAATCAGTATTTATTATTTGATAACATTTTTCAATACCTATTTTTTTTCTCTCACTATAAGTGGTTTTTTCTTTTAAATTACAATCATATAGTTTATTTGAAGCTGATACAAATTCTATACAATCAACTATACATTTAGACATTATAAAATATTGAACAATCATACCTTGTATAGTTTTCATTCTACTAGCTATTGGACTAATTTGATTTTCAATTATAACATAATCTATTTTATCTTCATTTTCAAATAAATTATTAAATTTACTTTTGATATTTAATCCTATATTTATTAAATTTACATCAGCTGCTTTTTTTGTTTCAATACTTTGTAAATAATTATTATTTATATGTTGATTTATTAAATTTATTAAATTACTTTTTTTAATTTTAGAATCATATTTAATATTATGACTATTTGCTATTTCATATAATTGTTGAATCTTTTGTTTATTAATATAGGATGACTTTTGTTGAGAAGATGGTATTTGTAATTCTTGTTTTTTAGAATGTTTTAAACAAAAACATTTATCATCTTTTTTAAATTTTACTGGTCTATTACATAAAATATTATTTTCAATAATACTACAAAATGTAGTTTCTTTTTCTGAAATATTAATAACATCCCATTTACTTATTTTAAAATTATTATTTGTTACATTTTTTTCAAAAAGACAAAATGCTAAATTTTTAATTCCAACATCAATGGATAGTACTTTCATATAGTAATAAATTATAACAAATTATTACTATATTGTTTAATTATAATTAAAATTTATCGATTTTATAGAAGGTGATACCATTCTTGCATTCAATTGTTCACGAGTTAAATATGGATTTTTTAAATCACTATTACAATATCCAAACCCTGGTTGACTAGTATCAAATGTATTTCTAAATTGATAAGGCACATTATCTGATGGAGTTTTATCTGATTTTATATGCGGATCTAATCCTAAAACATAACACGATTCCGAATTATTATAATTCATTATTTTAATTCCATTTTCTTGTAAATATTGACGATAATTCCAATTATTATTAATATTTTCTTTTTTTTGAATTCTTTCATTAATTAAAGAGTCTGGTTGCCATGTTGAAAAATTTCTTCCATCTGCCATAATAGGTGGTTGATTAAAATTAATATTATTAGATCCAGAATAACAAGTTGACCATGACATATTTATATAATTATAAGATTATAAATCTATTCTATTTCAAGAATTTTCAGTAAATCTTGTTTTTTTAATTTTGAAGTATCACTTAAATATCCTTTTTCTAAAACAATATTTCTTAATTTAGATAAAGTATATTTTTTATAATCTAAAGGATCAGTTGTTAAAGAATCTGTTGTTAAAGAATCTCTCGTTAAAGAATCTGTTAAAGGTTCTGGTTCTAGTTCTTGTTTTGGTTCTGGTTCTAGTTCTATAACAGATTCTGGTTCTAGTTCTTGTTCTATAACAGATTCTGGTTCTAGTTCTGGTTCTAATTCTATAACAGATTCTTGTTTTGATATATTATTATCTTCTAAATTTAAATTAGATTCAATTTCTAAAATATCTATATTATTATTACTTAAATTATTTTTATTTTCGAATTCATCAAAATTAATATTTGCAAATTCGAAATCATCAAAATTAATATTTGCAAATTCAGTTCCTAAATAGTTTTTATTTTTAATTTTTAAAAATTTTACATCTTGTTTATTTAAAAAGTTAGGAATACAATTTGGTTCATCAAAATCTATATCATTAATATCATCTTCATCATCTTCTACATCATCATCATTTTCTTCTTCTTCTTCTTCTTCTTCTTCTTCTTCTTCTTCTTCTTCTACATCATCATCATCATCATCATCCGCATCATTATCATCTTCATCTTCATCATCAGATACATCAATTAAATTAATTATATGTTTGTCTAAATCTTCTTTTTTAATTTCTGATTTAATTTCTGTTTTAACTTCTGTTTTTGGTTGAATAAATAAATTATGTTTAACTATATTTAAATCTTCTGCTAAAGTAGAAACTAAACTAAACATAGATACGATTTTATGATCATAATCTTTAAATTTATATTCAATATAAAAAATAATAAATGCAGTAAAAATAGATAATATTCCTAAAATTATTAATAACGTAGGATTAAATATATTTGTAAAAGAGAACATTATTAAAAAAAGATTATATAAATTAATAATTTACTTAACGAATTAATTAATTTATTGATTAATTATTAAGAATTAGAATTATTAATTATTTCTATAGGATAATCGAGTTGTTTTAAAATATTAATTCCTCCTTTAATTTGAGAGATTCCGGATTTTAATTTATATGTGTATTTTAATGTATTATCTATTTTAGTTGTAATCATTTTACAATTTTGAATAGTTTTAATTTTATTTAATTTTTTACAAACTTTAATAAAATGTGTAGTAAGTAAGCAATTTACATTAGTAAATTTTTGTAAATACTTCATAAATGATATAGCGCTATATTCGGCTTCTTCAGGATTAGTTCCAGAATAAAGTTCATCAAAAACACAAAAATGTAAATCATCTTTATTAGCAGAAATAATATCTAATATTTCTTTACATCTACGTGCTTCAGCTTGAAATAAGCTATCTCGTCCAGATGTATCAGGAATATTTATATAACAATGTATAAATTTAAATGGTGTAAATTGAGAAGAATCATAAAATCCACAACCGAATTGTTGAGTAAATATAATATTAAGTATAGTAGATTTTAATATAGTAGTTTTTCCAGATGCGTTAGGACCGCTAATTATTTGATTTTTTTTAAATTTGATTGTATTTTTAACGTGTTTAGTATCTTTTAAACAAGCATAATAACTATTTTCAAAAACATTTTTATTGGAAGTAAGTTTAGTAGATTTATTTTTAATAAAATAAGCAAAATTTATTTTTCTTTCTTGAATATTTAATTGTAATCCTTCGATACAATCTATATAACCATTAAACCCAATAGAATAAATAATAGAATCATTATAAATAGGATTAGAATGTAATTCATAAAAGTATTTTAAAATATGTCCGATTTCTTTTAATTTCGAGAATTTACAAATATTATATTCAGAAATAGTCAATAGTTTTTGATTAATAGTATTAAGTATTTCAATATTTGTATCAATAGTATTATTACATAATGTGTGTGAAGTTAATGATTCCGAAAATTTTCTATAATTTTTCATTGAATTTATAGTAGTTTCTAAATATATTTTAATATCTGAAAAATGAGAATGGATCAGTTTCATATTATTATTAAAACGAAAGCATATCATAATATTTTGATAAATTGAAAATATATAAAATGCGGCTGAAATAAATATATATATTTTATCTTGAAAATTGATTTCATTAAAATTGGATGTAAATAATTTACCAATTGCGTTTTGATTAGCAACTACTTTAAGTATTTTAATATAGTCGTTTATTGTAATAGATAATCCTTTTAATTTAATAATAAAAAATGGAATTATTAATATAATTATAGGAACAATTAAAGAAAATAATGGAGAAAATAAATTATATATACTCATAATTTGTAAAAACCATTCTGAATTATTTAAAAACTCTAATTTATCCCAATTTATATAACAATATTTCTCTTTAAATCCAGATTCTATTTTTAATTCATTCCATATATCAATTATTGTATTATAATTGGTTGATATATTTGTATATTTATTGGTTAAAGGTAAAGGAATATATTCCTTAATAAGTTTTTGATTATCTTCTAAAAAAGTAATATCAGTTGTATAATATTGTGATATTTGTTCTGTTATTTTACTAGAAATAATGTTATTATTATTAAAATAATAAGAATAAATCGAATTTGAGGATGTATCTGTGTCAATATTATGGATTAATTCTAAATCTGTTATTATATGTTTTTTTAGTTCAATTTTATCTTTATTATAATATATAGGCACTTTAAATATATTATTGATATTATCAATTATAACATAAGATGGAGTGATTTCTGTATTTTCGTCTGTTTTTAAATCTTCTTTTTGTAAAAGAGTATTATCAATTATATTCATTATATTTAATCACTAAATATAATAAATATATTTTACGAATGACAATTATTTAATCATATTTATGATATTTATGATATTTATGATATTTATGATATTTATGATATTTATATTTTAGTTAAGAATTCAATATTACTAGGTAATTCATTTATTTGCGTGCAATAATGTTGTTCTATTTCTCTCATTTTTTCTATATCTCGTTTTGTAATTAAATTAATTCCTACACCTTTTCTACCCCATCTTCCTCCACGTCCGATTCTATGAAGATAAGTATCAACACATTTAGGTAAATCGAAATTTATAATAATACTAACTTGTTGAATATCTATACCTCTAGCTGTAACATTTGATGAAATTAATACACGAGATTTACCATTTTTGAAATCATTAAATGCATTTTCTCTTTCATTTTTTTCCATGTTACTATGCATATGACAAACTGGAAATTCATCTTCTTTCATAGCATAATATAAATCTTCTACACGTTTTACACTATTTGCATAAATTATACATTGAGATACAGATAAAAATGTAAATAAATTCTTTAATGTTAAATATTTCTCTCTATCATCATCTACAGCAACATAATATTGTTGAATACCTTCTAGTGTTAACATTTCTCGTTTTACTGTAATTTTTATAGGATTTCGCATAATAGTATCAATTATAGGGGTTATACTATTTGGTATTGTAGCACTAAATAAAGCTACTTGAATATCTTGATTTAAAAATTGAAAAATATTATAAACTTGTTCTTTAAATCCATAAGATAACATTTCATCTGCTTCATCTAAAATTATTAATTTTATGGTGCTTGCATTTATTTTTTCTCGTCGTAACATATCATTTACTTTTCCTGGACATCCACAAATTATATGAGGAATATTTTTATTTGAAAAGATACTACTGTTATCTTCAATAATAGAACCACCATATAATGATTGAATTCTTAATCCATTCATCATACATCCTAATGATGAAAATACTAAAGTTGTTTGAATGGTTAGTTCTTTAGTAGGTGATAATACTAATACTTGTGTATTATTATTTAATAAATTAATACCTGCTAAAGCCCCAATAGTAAATGTGGCGGTTTTTCCGGTTCCGGATTGAGCTTGAGCAATAATATCTTTTCCATTAATAATTGGTTCTATTGCTCTTTGTTGAATATAACTAGGTTTTTCAAAACCATAAGCATAAATACCTCTTAACAAATCATCATTTATATGTAAATCATCCCAATTATGTATTTCATTAGTATTATTTTCTTCTTCAATTAATACTTCTTTTATATTATTTTTCTCTTTATCAATGAATTCTTCTTCTATATTATTATTAAATGACATAATTTTATATTATATATTGTTATATGTATTTAAGTTTATTTTTATATAATAATTAAAAAATGGATATAAATATTTAATCATTATATATTAAATGGCTAGTAATTTAATATATAGTTTAGATACCATTAATGAAATTAAATTTAATGGATTTAATTATAAATTAAGTGATGAGACTTTACGTGTTATTTCCGAAATTGCCTTGCAAGTAGGTTCTCCTGATTATGTTAAAACACCTATATTTAAAAAACGTGAAATTATTATAAAAACGGATCCTAAACTTAAAAAAAATAAAGAAAAATATCCTAAAATAATTAGTGATGATGAATGGAACAATGTTAAACAAAAGCAAACTTTATTAAATAATGAAAAAAATGTATTTGATACTCAAATTGATATTATTAGAGTATTTTTAAATAAATTAACTGATAAAAATTATATTGATATTCGTAATAAAATTATTGAAGTGATTGATTCAATAATAGAAGATACGAATATTCAAAATATAATACAATTAAGTACTATTATTTTTGAAATAGCTTCAACAAATAGATTTTATTCTAAAATATATGCTGATTTATATACAGATTTATCTGTTAAATATACTATAATGATGACAACATTTGAAGTGAATCTTCATCAATTTACAGAATTATTTAATAATATTGAATATATAGAACCAAATGTTAATTATGATAAATTTTGTGAAATTAATAAGATTAATGAAAAGAGAAAGTCTTTGGCTGCATTTTATATTAATTTAATGTTAAATAATATTATTAAAAAACAAACAATAATTGATATTACTAGAAATCTTCTCTCTCAATTATATAATTTTATTTCATTAGATAATAAGAAGAATGAAGTAGATGAATTATGTGAAACTATATTTATATTATATAAAAAGGATTTATATATAGAGAATAATGAGAATGAGATTTATTATAAAAATATAGAAGGATATAATATTAATGAAATAATTAAAATTATAGCATCTAGTAAAGTGAAAGATTACAAAAGTTTAACAAATAAAACATTATTTAAATTTATGGATTTAAAAGATATGTTATAATTTGGTTATAAAATGTATTAATTATTTTTATTTCAATTTATAAATAATAAATTGAAATACTTTTTATATATAATATAATTTAATTTAAAGAATCGATTATTTTAAAATAATATTATATATTTTGGTGAAATGGAAAGAATATAAAAAATAAATTATTTTTTAAAATCCAAGAAATAATTGAGAATTTCATTTTTGGACAAATATATTTGTCCAATTTCATTTTCGAAAAAAACTTTCTAGAAAGTTGTTTTTTTTCATTTTTTATTAATAAATCCTCAAAGTAACTTAAAGAAATTCAATTATTTGAACCAAATTTCAAATAATTATACTATTTTAAAAAAAGTATGACAAATATGACAAATTATATATCATTTTATGATAAATATGACAAATTATATATCATTTTAACAATATGACAAATATGATAAATTATATATCATTTTATGACAAATATGACAAATTATATATCATAATTATGATATATAAATTGTCATATATATTTTGGTGAAATGGAAAGAATATAAAAAATAAATTATTTTTTAAAATCCAAGAAATAATTGAGAATTTCATTTTTGGACAAATATATTTGTCCAATTTCATTTTCAAAAAATACTTTCTAGAAAGTTGTTTTTTTTCATTTTTTATTAATAAATCCTCAAAGTAACTTAAAGAAATTCAATTATTTGAACCAAATTTCAAATAATTATACTATTTTAAAAAAAGTATGACAAATATGACAAATTATATATCATTTTAACAATATGACAAATATGACAAATTATATATCAAATAATATATAAAATAATTACTTAAATGATAAATAATATATCATAAAATAAAATATGCAAAAAGATGATTATAAATATAAATGTGCAGATTGTGATTATTCCACTAAATTACGATTTGATTACAATAAACATTTGAAAACTGACAAACATTTAATAAATACAAATCAATTAAAAACTGAAATAAAAATAAATCAATGTGAATATTGTGAAAAAATATTTAGTTCTCAATGTAATCATTCAAGACATAAAAAAACGTGCAAAATAAAAAAACAACAACAAGATCAATTAGATGAAAAAGATAATAAAATTAAATTATTAGAATTACAATTAGCAGAACAAAGTAAAAATCAACAAGTGAAAATAGATTTAAGTAATAATGTAATAAATAATAATACTATAAATAATAATAAAACCATATTTAATTTAAAGATCTTCTTAAATGAAACATGTAAGGAAGCTATTAGTATTGAAAATTTTATGGAAAATTATCAATTTGGATATGATGATTTCTTAAAAGTAGGATCTGTAGGTTTCTCAAAAGCAATCACTAATAGTTTAATATCAAACTTAAATTTACTTGGAATTCATAAAAGACCTATTCATTGTATAGATTTTAAAAGAAATTTATTTTGTATAAAAGATAAACAAAATAATTGGAATAAAGACACTACAAATAACGCAATTCTAAAAAAAACTATAACTAAATTAGAAGATAAAGCATTACAATTTATACCAGTATATAAAAGTAAAAATCCGCATCATACCCAAGAGCAAAGATTAGTTTTTGTAGAGAAATTAATAGGTCATAAAGAAAATGATATAAATAAAATAATAACAAATTTATCTCAAAATTTAAAAATAGATAAATAAATAAATAAATATTTAAATAAAAATTATTATTATATAATATATAATAATGAATACAAATATTTGTGTAGTTTTTTTATGTGATAAAGCATATTTTAATAAATTTATTAATAGTTGCAATCAATTAGTAACAAATGGAAAATATAATGGAAAGATCTGTTTAGTTATTGGAGATGATTTATATAATAATGAATTATTAAACTGTGATACTATAATAAAAAATAATATTATAATTAAATATTTTCCAAATATACAATTTTCAACTAATTTTTTAGATATTCAACAAAAACTGGATAGACCTGCATATTGGTTTAAAAAAATGTTTCAATTTCATAAATTGTATTTATTTAATACATTTTTTAAACAATGGGATTATATATTTTATTTAGATTGTGGAGTAACTATTTTTTCGGATATATCTCCATTAATAAATGAAGTTACAGAAAATACATTATTAGCACATTCAGATGCTTATCCTACATATGAATGTAAATTATGTTCGCAGTTTGATAAAAATACAACATATTTTGAAAAATTAAATAATACATATAATTTAAATATAGATTATTTACAAACAACAATAATGTTGTATGATACCAAAATAATAGAAAATGATACATATGATAATTTATTAAATTTATTAATAGAATATCCGATTAGTACTACAAACGACCAAGGTATAATAGCATTATATTTTACAAATATAAAACCCTTATTTAAGCAAATAAAAATTCGTAATGAAAATACATATTTATATGATTATTTCACAAGAAATACTGGAAATAAATTTATAATGTTAAAAGTAAATTTATAATGTTAAATGTTAAATAAAAAGGATTTAAAGAATCAATACATATAAACAAATAAAATTATTATATTCAATTTGTATAAAATATAAATTAAATATAAAATATTATAATAAATTAATGGTATTATCCAAAATAAAAAAAGATGTTAGTTATCCTGAATTAAAAAACGTGGAACGACAAGATTTAAACTTGGAATCGAATTTATATCAATTAGAAATAAAAAATATAGATGTCATTATTGCTATTGGAAAAGCTAATAAAAAACTAGAAGAAAAAGGTATAATTTATTATCCTATTTATTTGGTTACAAGAAATAATAAAGTAATACAAATTGGATTATATGAAATAAAATCAAGTGATTATGATTATACAAATTTAGATGTAGAAAATTTACCAGATCCATTAATTTATAATTTTGTAACACCAGCAATGTTAAATGAATTAGGTTTAAAACCAGACATTCCCTTAAGAAGAATAGATGAAGATAATGAAACAGATAAAGGAGAAACTACTGAAAATGAAACAGAAGACGAATTAGAAAATCCAGAAATTTATGAAATACCAAAAGAGAGAAAAGATATATTTATTTTAACAAAAGGTATTCCTTTACCAAAGGTTTTAAAAGAAGAAACAAAACAACACGCTAAAAATATAAAAGATATATATCGTGAATCACCCAAAGATACGTGGATTGAAAAATTTATGAAGAATCCTAATTATATAATAGTAGATAATGAAGGTGGAGGCGATTGTTTATTTTCAACGATAAGAGATGCATTTTCAAGTATAGCTCAACAAACTTCTGTAAATAAAATTAGACATAAATTAGCAAATGAAGCTACAGAAGAGATTTATCTAAAATATAAAGATAATTATGATATGTATAATGCGGAATTAATAACTGATACAAATGAAATAAAAGAATTAGAAAGTCAATATTTATTATTAAAAAGTCGTTTTTCAGAAATGGTAGATAGAAATGAACAAAAACAAATAATTGATGAAGCTAAATCGATAAAATTAAAACATGATAAATTAGTTGAAGAGAAAAAAATAACAATTGAAATTTTAAAAGAATATAAATTTATGAAAGGAATCGATAGTTTAAGTTTATTTAAAAGTAAAATACAAAAATGTGAATTTTGGGCGAATACTTGGGCGATATCAACATTAGAAAAAATATTAAATATAAAAATAATAATAATGTCAAGTGAAAATTATTTAAATAAAGATACAAAAAATGTATTACAATGTGGTAATTTAAATGACCCTATTATAGAAAAACAAAGCGTATTTAATCCAGAATTTTATATTATAGTTGATTATAATTCTGGTAATTATAAACTGATAGGATATAAGACTAAATTAATATTTAAATTTAAAGAATTGCCTTATGATATTAAAAAATTAATTTGTGAAAAATGTTTAGAGAATAATTCTGGTGTATTTACTGTTATTCCAGATTTTCAATTACTTAAAATGAATAAATATAATAAAAAAACAACATCTAAAGAAGAAAATTTTGATGATTTAAGCGAAAGTAAGTTGAGAGGATTATATGATGATGATATTATATTACAATTTTATTCTAAATCTTTAGATAAACCTCTTCCTGGAAAAGGAAATGGAGAGAAAATACCTAGTGAAAAAATGAAAGAATTTGCTGAGTTAGCCACAATTCCTCATTGGCGTAAAAAATTAAGTAATTTTTGGGTTGAACCATTTATGTTAGATAATCATCAATGGGCTTCTGTTGAACATTATTATCAAGGATCTAAATATAAAAAAACATATTCACATTTTTATTTAAATTTTTCACTTGATTCAAATACGGAATTATCTAAAAATCCTATTATGGCAAAAGCAGCCAGTAGTAAATTAGGGAAATTTAAAGATCAATTATTAAGACCTATAAATATAAAACCAGATCACGATTTTTTTGGAGAAAGACAAAAAAAAGAAATTTATAATGCGTTATATGCTAAATTTACACAAAAACCCGATTTAACACATTTATTATTAGCAACTAATAATGCAAAATTAACTCATTTTATAAAAAGAGATGAACCTAATATATGTGATGAATTAATGTTAATTCGCAATAAAATTAAACAAACTAAATAAAAATATAATATATAAATTAATAACTTAAATAAAATTATAATATATAAATTAATAACTTAAATAAAATTATAATATATAAATTAATAACTTAAATCAAATTACGACATATAGGACAACATCTACGATTATATCTAACATAATTTGTATGAAAACACGATTCACAAATTAAATGAGAACAATTATATGATGTTTGTAATACAGTATTTGTATTATAACATATTACACATTCATCACTCTCTATTTCTATTTCTATTTCATTTTCAATTTGGGTTATTGGTCTAATATATAATACAATTAAATTTTTAGAAGGTAAATAATAACTAATATTTCTATTTAAATATAAAGGATTAAATGCAGATGCTTCCTCTGATCGAACATTTTCTTCTTTCACTTCATCTAAATCAATTAATTCATATGATTCAGAATCTATATTAAGGTCATTTTTAATACATTCTTTAATTTGTCGTAAAAATTCTCCAGTATTTATATTTTTCAGTATTTTATATGTACCAGTAATACTAGTATACACTACTTTGACATATACGTCAATAGTTTCGGGTTGTCTTTGTCTTTGTAGTTGCATACTGATTGAGATTGATTAAAATGTTATATATATTTAAATAATTATATATTTCAATTTTTTTAATTATAATGTTAATAATTAAAAAAATAAATAAATATAATAAGAATGCGATTATTAAAAAGTAGTAAAGATTTAATATTATTTTTTACACAAAATAATAAAATAAATATAAAACATTGTAAAAAAACAACTTTACTAATTTATCAATTATATGATAATATAAATGAAGCATATAAATATTTACATACTATAAAACAAAAAGGAGAATATTTTAAAAGAACAATAAAAGCAATTACAACTGAATCGCAAATATTAAAACCATCCTACTTTAATACAAAATCATTTCCAGAAAAAATAATAAATCATATAAACACACATTCGAAAAGTGAAATAATTTATACTTTTTCTCTCTATGAACGAGAAATAAAGATTATTTTTGTTATAGAAGATTCAATAAAAAATATAATAATAGAAATGTTTAATAAATATGTAGATTCAATAATATTATGGATATATATAATAAATAAATATGCATCAAAACAATGTTCAACCACTTTAATTATATATTTATATTTTACTTCACTAAAGAAATTATTACCGAAATCAAATATAGATATAATTGATGAAAATCACGCAAATACTGCATTTACAACATCATGTCCCAAAGATTCAGAAATAGTAATATTTAGAAAAGAAGAATGGTTTAAAGTTTTAATTCACGAAACATTTCATAGTTTTGGTTTAGATTTTTCAAATATGAATATAGATGAAAACACCAAGAATATTTTATCCATTTTTAAAGTGAATTCCAAAGTAACTTTATACGAATCTTATACGGAATTTTGGGCAGAAATACTAAATATATTATTTTGTAGTTATTTTGTAATAAAAAATAAGAATGATTTTAATGAATTTATGTCTCAGTTTTTATTTTTATTAAATTTAGAGAGAATATATAGTTTATTTCAATTAGTAAAAATATTAAATTTTATGGGTTTAACTTATAATGATTTATATTCTACAAATGAGAATAGTAAGAGATTAAGAGATTATTTATATAAAGAAAACACACACGTATTAGCATATTATATAATAAAAGGTATTTTAATAAATAATTATCAAGATTTTTTATTATGGTGTAGTAATAATAATGATTCTCTTTTACAATTTAAACATACATTATCAACGCAATACGAATTATATAAATTTATAGAATCGAAATATAAAAATATGAAAATGATTAAAGATATATCAGTTGCAGAAAATTTTTTAATTAATGTAAATAAGCAAAAACAAACCAAATTATTAAATTATATATTATCAAATTTGCGTATGTGTATATGTGAATTAGGATAAGTATTTCAATATTGATTTTAAAATTGAAATCAAAATTATAAATAAGATTTAAAGTAGTTAAATTGTATGAATACCGATAAGTATTTTAATTTTGATTTCAATATTGAAATCAAAATTATAAATAAGAACAGATTTAAAAAATTTTTAATAAATTATACAATTTTAAAATTAAACAGTTACCTCTGCTGAAACTACAGGAACAACAACGGGTTCTACTTTAATGGCTTTAGCAAAATGAGGAGACATATATTTTTGTAAATTAAAATATGTTAGTTCATCTGTTTTTTTCAACTTTAAAAGAACAGTAAGCTTACTATCAGGATTAATTTTACGTCCATTATCCTTATCTTGAAGCTTATTTGCACGAATATAAGTATTAATTTCACGAGTGACATCAGTGCGAGCCATTTCAGTTCCCTTATCCTTTCCTAGAAAATTGGCAAGTTCATCTGAAATTTTTGTTGGCTTAACAAATCCAGAAGGAGCACGATTTCCTGCCTTACGCTTTCGTTTAGAGGATTGCTTTTGTGCTACTTTTATTTCACGACTCCACTTCTTTTCAAGAAATCTATATTCAACCTTTAAAGATGAAATAATAAGACTCAATTGTTGAAGCTTGGATAGAAATTCAATTGATTGTTCCGCAAGAGGAGTTTCAGGATCTGAAATTACTACATTTTGGGGTTCAGGAGACTTTACTGAAGTTGAACTCTCAACAAGAGAAGTTCCTGAAATACTTGGAGAAACATCTAAAGTAATTGGTAGAGATGTTTTAGATGAAGTTTTAACTGCTTTAGGCTTTCGTGATTTCTTTTCTAAAGTTACATTTTCAGTAGAAATCTCACTTTCAGCAGAAACTAGAATTGAACTATCGGTATTCTTAACGATCTTCTTTGGCATTTTATTATAATATATAATAATATATACTTTTAAGTTATTTAACGCAAATAATATATATTATATATAGTAATATGCTATTACATTAAATTAATGAAATTAAATATATTTTTTAATTAATTAATTAATTAATTAATGAAATATTTTTTAAAATTAATGAAATATTTTAAAATTAATGAAATATTTTAAAATTAATGAAATATTTTAAAATTAATGAAATATTTTAAAATTAATGAAATATTTTAAAATTAATAAATTTTAAAATATTTTTTAATTAATTAATTAATAAAATATTTTTAAATATAATAAAATTAAAAATATACAAAAGATTGAAAAAGCCAAGGAAGAGCAATTGAAGCTGAATCATTAACTAAAGTTAATGCACCTAAAACATAATATGCACCTAAAGTTTTACTATCTTTATCTATTCCACTATTTATTATTTTTTCTAAAAATTCTAAAATATAAATTTGAATATTAAATATATTTTCTTCATTCAAAATATAAGACATACTAAAATTTCTAAAAAGATCTCCAGACGGAGGATAAATCGACCGTTTAACTTCAATTGGGATTTGAGTTCGGTAATTCCATATATCAGCTAGTTCTCTCATAAATTTTAACAATTTATTTTTAGTTAAAGATAAAAACCAAGTATAATTTGAATAATTTCCTAAAGCATCTATATTTTGAAATAAATTTAAACATCTTAATTCTATTATTTTACCAATAGGTAAAAGTTTAGTATCATCTTCATAACATAATTTAATATTTTTTTTTAATATTTTAGATATTTTTAATATAATTTTAACATTTTTAAATACATAATCAGGAATAACATTTCTATTATAAGGATTAAGAATTATTTTAACATTTTTAGATTGTAAAAATAAATTATAAAGTGAAATAATATCAAATCCATATATAAATCCATCTATATCTGTATAACTAAAAAAATAATCAAATTTAATATTTTGTAATGATTCCATTGTAATAAAATCATCTATATTATTACATAATGTACGTTTTATTAATGCAGGACCACGTAAATATTTATATTTTTTAACAAGAATTCTTCTAAAATTAGATTGAATTTTAATAATATACGATGAAAAATATAAATAAGAATATATTCTTAATAATAACTGTTTTTTATTTCCACTTATTTTTAAATTATATTGTTTTGCAAAAAGTTTTAATTGATTCACATTATAATTATATTTAGTGATTTCATTAAAATTATATATAGTAGGTATAATGATTTTATCATTATCAATTTTATATGTATTATTAGATATTTTAAAATTATGTAAACATTTATTAGTAATAAGAGTCATATATTCATCCATTAAAATATGATTTAATTCTTTTTTTATATTTGTATTCATATATTTTATATATTATTTATAGATAATTCTTTTTGAACTGTTTTATTATTAATTTATTATTAATTTATTATTATTATCTAATCATTCTCATTTGATTATACATTTAAAAAAAAATTGATTTAAAGATAACTTAGTAATATAACTTATACTAATAAAATGGCAAGTGCAATCATTGATGGAACAAATATTGATACAAGTGTGTTTTCATACACTGCACCTAAAGCAAATCCTACAGGAGGTAAAGTAGTCAATTTATTAAATAAACATTTTAAAGAATCTTTGACTATTTCTACTCCATTAATACTTACGTGGGGTGCTCAAGAAGGACAAGATCAACAAAAAAATCCTACTGGAAAATTTACGATGTCATTACAATTTCCAAGTAAAGATTTTTGTAATGATGATGCAGAAGCATTTCTTACTTCTATGCGTGCTTTAGAAGCAAAAGTTAAACAAGATGCTTTAACATATTCTAAAGAATGGTTTGGAAAAGAAATCAAAAGTCCTGAAGTAATGGAAGAAAAATTCAATGTTATGTTAAGACATCCTAAATTAGATAAAAATAGTGCTGAATTAGATTATAACAGACCTCCTACACTTACTCTTAAAATTCCTTGTTGGAAAACTGGATGGCAATCTGAAATTTATGATGAAGAAGGCGAACCATTGTTTATTAAATCTTTAAATACTGGTGTTACTCCTTTGGATTTTTTGAAACCCAAAACACACGTTATATGTTTAATTCAATGTGGTGGATTATGGTTTGTTAATGGAAAAGTATCTATTACTTGGAATTTAAAACAAGCTATCGTTCAAAAACCAAAAACATCTTCAATTATTGAAGGAACGTGTTTCTTAAAACCTAAACCTGCTGATAAAGAAAAGTTGAAATCATTAGTTCAATCAACTGAAACAAATGATATTATTAGTAGCACTATTGTAGATGATAGTGATGATGATGGAGGTGATGATGATGAAGATTTTAGCAGTAAATATAATAATGGTAAAGATAAAATTATTGAAGAAACCGAAACAGAAACAGAAACAGTCGCTACTACACAAGAAGATACTGTTGAAGAAAATGTTGAAGAAATCTCTTCAAAAAATAAAAAACGAGCACCAAAAAAGAAGGTATAATTAATTAATTATTATTATTATATTATTATAAATTTTATTATTATAAATTTTTTATTTCAGTAATATTTGAATTACTTATTCAATTTATAAATAATTCAATTATTTATAAATTTTTTATTTCAGTAATAATTCAATTACTTATATAATTGTAATATTTACAATTATATCACTTTTATCTGATATATCATATATATCATTTTTTATTTTAGATAATCCTTGATTTAATATTCTATAATTTTGTTCTTTTTTCATATATAAATTAGAGAGAAGAATAATATATTCTTTCTCTCCAATATTTATTTTAATTGAATTATTGCTTATTATCATTTCACTTATTTTCTTTTGAGAAATTATTGTTTTTATACATATATTATTATCATCATCTATTCTTATATTTTCAGGCAATTCAGGATCACATATCACTATTATTTCACAACCAGAACTATCAAAATAACATTCATTATGCCATAATGGTACTAAATATAAATTTTCATTTATTACTAATTTATAAACATTATTATTAATTAAATCATTTATATTTGGGTTTAATTTATATATTTCTACATTATCATATTTCTTAACTACTATATCTCGAATTATATTTAATATCTCTTCATTTAAATGAAGTATTGAACGATTATTCGAGAGAAAAATATAAATATATAATGTAGTATCTTTATTTAAATCATCAAATAAATGTATTGATATATTCTTACCTGCATTTAATATTTTTATTACTATTTTTGATAATAATTCTGTATATTTTTTATCAAATATATTTTTTATAAAATTAGTTAAAATATCTACATAAATAGAAGAATTATTATTTTCATCAATGTCATCTTCATCTTGATATGAATTTAAATTATTTATTTCTTTTTTTAAAAATGTATAAGCATTATTTATTTCTTTAAATTTTTCATTTGAATCTAATGTATTACCATTTTTATCTGGATGATTAATTAATGCTAATTTTCTATATTGTTTTTGTAAATATATTAATGATATATCATTTATATAAGGTAAGTCTATTTCTAATATTTCTAATGCTTTTTTACAATTCATAGAAAAATATAAATTATAAACTTTAAGTATTAAAATTATTTAATTTATATTTATATTTAGAATAACAAATCACTTCATCTTAATTAAAAATATTAACTATCTTATAATATATTATTATTATATATAAATGACTTATACAATTAAAAAAATATATAAAAAAACTAGAAAAAATATAAAAACTAGAAAAAATATAAAAACTAGAAAAAATATAAAAACTAGAAAAAATATAAAAACTAGAAAAAATAAAGGTGGAGCAGGCAATTGGGTACCAAATATGGGTATAACATCTAGGTTGAAAAGTGCTAAAGATAGTTTAAGTAGTAGTGCCAGTAATGCTTATAATTCTGCTAAACAAATGGTTGGAATTAAAACCGCAACTCCTGTTATGATTGATTGTGCTGGTATACTAAATCAGAAAATGGTTATGAATGGTGTAGAAGATAAGAGTGAAACTAATACAAAATTATGCTCTGACCCAACAGTGCAAAAATTAATAAAAGAAATATTAGATATTTTTGGTAAATATAATTTACAATTTACTAAAAATCATCCTGTAATAAGTAGTGATAAAGTTAAAAGAGACGCAAGTGGAAATATTATAGCAGATGATGAAGGAAATACATCAGTTACTAGTAAAAATAGAGAAAATAGATATAGATATGCGTTATTTATGTTATTAAATCAAGAAGGAAGTTTAGCTAATTATAGAACCGGACAAGGTAAAATTTCTAAAAATGTAGAAGATGATACAGTCCAAATGTAATAATATATTTTTTTGAATTATAAATATATATTTATATAATATAATATAATGGCAATCCATACAAGTAGTATTTTTTATCATAGAGGTATTCCTAAAACTTATAAGAATTTTGCTTTTATTGCACAAACGAATAATATAATACCTACACCAATAGGTGTATATTTAAAAAATTATAATTTTATAAATAGAAATATAACAAATAATGTTAAAGGATATCAATTATTTCCATGGTCCAAATAATTAAAATTATGTATTAATGTAATTAAATATAACAAATATTTTTCGATATGATATATAGGTCGATAATTATTATTATAATATTGAAAAAAGCAATATGTTTTAATTAATATTTTAGATAAATGTTCTTTTTTAATATATTTTTGTTCAATTAAAGTAGAGAGAATATACCAAATACAATCTGTAATATCTAAATTATAAATAAAAATATCATATAATAAATCTCTGAATTTTAAAAATTGCATTTCATTAATATTAATTAAATTATAAATTATTTTATTACATATAATTTTATATTGTAACATTAAATCTTCATTACATAAATGTAATAATTTAATATTAGTGATATTTTCAAGTTTTAATTTATTAGATATTTTATTTTTAATACATTTCATATAGGCGCATTTAGTAGGTCTAGAAACATTAATAATTTCACAACAATTTAATATATTATCAGGAATAAAACTTAATTCTTCAGTAATAATTATAAATTTTAAATCAATAGATATATAATTATTTTTTTCCATATAACTATAAAAATTATCTAATAATTCATTGTGTATATCTTGAAAATATTTACAAACAATAATTCCAGATTTTTCACTTTTAGCTAATATAATATCAATAATTTGTTGATATATTTCGTGCCATAATAATTTTGAATTACAACCTAATAAAGACATATCAATTTCATAATGAATATCACTAATTTTAAAAAAGTATTGTTGTTTATTATATGTCAAACTTATTTTTTTTTCATATTTTAATTCTGTGGAACTGTATTTTTTAATAACTTTTAACATTTGTGTATATTTACCAGTGCCGTTTGGTCCAAAAAAAATTAAATTTTTGAATTGATTTATTTTTTTGGGTAAATTGTCATAAATTTTATTTAATTTTGGATGTAAATCTTCTCTATTATTTTCAAAAATATATTCTTCAAAATGTGTTTCAAAAAACTTCATTATTATAAAAATAATTATTCTTTATTTAAATTATAAACTAAATAAATAATAAATATATAACTTAAAAACATTATTAGTTTTAATGTTAATAATATAATAATAGATGAATATTGCAAAAAAAATAGATGAATATAATGAAGATAATATATTTTTTTGCGATCCGATTAAAAATAATATTATAAATGATGGAAATTTTATTAGAATTATATATTCAACGTATAATGTTGTATTAAATGGAGTATATTTATATGTTACTATAACGGATATTACGTGTGAAAGTTATTATACAAAATATAAATGTAATTTTAATACATTAATTAATAAAGAAATAATAAATAATTTAAAAAATATTGAAGAAAATTTACTAAAAAAAAGTGAAATTATAAATAAAATACCTCAATTTAAAATATACGAACAATTAAAGAATGGAAATATAAAAATTTTTAATGATATAGGTAATACAAATATTACATCATCATTTATTCTTAAAATATCTGGTATATGGGAAACTATTCATAATTATGGATTAACATATAAATTTATAACACCTTTAATAATTAATTAATATTTAATTAATCAATAATATTTAATTAATTAATAATATTTAATTAATTAAATATATTTTTATTTATAAATAATATAAAATACTTATACAAATATAAATATGGAATTTGAAGATAATCAAGAATTAAAAATTTATAATTCTAAAAAAGAAAATTATATGCGTAATATACATGAATTACAATATATATTTGAAATAACTAAATGTTGTGGTTATGGAGAATGGGTAAGTGTATTTAAAGATTGCACTTTAATAAATTTATATGAAAATATAAAAAAACAGTTTTATTTAATAAATTGTAATTATACGTTATATGTAATTAATAATATAACCCAAGAAAAGTTATTAATACCATTAGAAAATATATTAATTAAGGATTATATAAATAATAATAATAATTATTTTAAACCGCTCTATCCAATTCCATCAAATATAATTTATAAAATATGGTTGGATGATGGTCATTGTCATAATGATCATCATTATGATGAAAATGTTAAAAACACATTATGTGTTCTACATATTTAAATACTTAAATATTAAATAGTTAAAAAGTAAATCCATCAGTTGTATAACTAGTAAGAATAATATTAATATTAATTTCAGATATAATTAATAACATAGATAAAAAATAAAGAATTGATAAAATTACGGATGATATTTTACCTCGTTCTTTAAATTCATCTGTATTAATATTATTAGTAATGATATATATTTGAACTATTAATAATAAAATAATTACATTATTAAATAAAGTATAATTAGAAGAAATATTTCCACTAATTATTTTATTTTGATTAAATATCATTAAATATAACATAAAAATAATTATACCCAACAATAATAAAAAAGGTCCTGTTGACATAAACATATTATAGAGAGATTGAAGTTCACTATTTTGTGTTCTTGATATTTTATTAAATATACTAGATATTAACATTATAATACCTAATAATAATGTAAAATATCCAGAAATATATGCATTAAAAGATACTGTCGTTTGTGTAAAAAACCCAACAATAAATGCAATTAATCCCGCAATTAAAAAACTTTTATATAAACTGGAATGTAATAAATTATTCATTTATTATTATAACATATTATAATAATTTATATTATCCAAGTTTATATATTATTCTTCTAATTTATATATATCACATATTTGCATTGTATAAAGTAATTGAATTTTTACTTTATACTTTTACAAAAATGAGTATAATGTGTATTAAGTTAAATTTTATATTTTATTTTATATTTTATTTTATATTTTATTTTATATTTTATTTTATATTTTATATTTGTCAAATATCCACGATTTTAAAATAACTATATCACATATTTTATAATCTTCACCTGTTTCCAAGATAAATATATTTATATCATAAAACTTTGGAGTTTTCATTTTTACAGTTTTATAAAATAAATAATCTCCTTTTACACTTTTTCTTATAGATAATGATGAAGTTATTTTTCGAATTAAATTGTCACCTTCTTCTAAATATGGTTTAATTTCATCAAAAGTAATATTCTCAATTGGTCTATTACCTAATTTTTTTAATGTTTTAGAAATAGTTCCACACATTAAATATAATCCAAATTTACCCTTTTTTAAAATAACATCTTTACCATTATATTGTCCAATTATATTTTTTGTTTTATTTGTATCAATCATTTCTATATTATCTGGTTGATTAATTTGTTTTATATCAGTTTCAGAAATTTCTACAACTTCTGTTTCATCTTGAAATCTAGTAATTAAATTAGAGATTAACACATCTATTTCATTATTACATTTTTCACATAATTTATACCAAATAAAATCACCTTTAGATATACTATCTAATTGTTCCTCCATAATATAAGTATAATTATAATTAAATAAATAATTAAAATATTTATTTAAGAATTCAATAACAGTTATACCAGTTGGTTGAATTATTAATTTATTTTTTTCATTTCCAAATATTTTATTTAAAGTAATTTCATTAATATCTCCATTTTCTAATAATTCAAAATTGTTACATATAATTTCTGTGCCTAATATATCTTTTTTTTTTACATAACCTCGTTCTTGAATTTTATCTATTATATAAGCAAATGTGGATGGTCTACCGATGCCTTTTTTTTCAAGAAGATTTACTAAATAAGCTTCTGTAATATGTTGTTTAGAATTAATAATTGATAAATTAGATATAATTTTTTTATAAACAATAATAGAATTTTGTTTAAGTAATTGTAAATAATAATAATCTTTATTAGAATGTATTTCATTTAAATATTTTTTTGAAACGATTTGCCATCCAGGAAAATCATTTTGAAGACTATTATATGTGAATTCGGTATTTTCGGCAGCTAAAATAGTTGCTGTTATAGAATTAAAAGAAGATTCAGCCATACAACTTTCTAATGTATTTTCCCAAATTAATTTATACATTTTTCTCTCTTTATTATTATTTGAATGAGTTAATTCAGAGAGAAAAATATTAGTAGGTCTGATAGCTTCGTGAGCTTCTTTTATATTGGTTAAATTATTCATTTCTTTAATATTTGTATTAATATAATTTTCACAATTATAAAATTGTAAAATATATTTTGTAACAGAATCAATAAATTCTGAACTATATTTGATAGAATCAGTTCGCATATATGTTATAAATCCATTTTCATAGAGAGATTGACAAATATCCATTGTTTCTTTTGGAGAATAATGCAACTCATTACTAGCTACTTGTTGTAATCTACATGTTGTAAATGGTATTGGATTTTTTTTAACAATTTTAACTGGATTCGAACAAGTATAAATATGTTGAAAAATTTTACTTTTATATAAAAAATTAGTTATTTCAGTTTCAGTTTGATATTGTTTATTTAATTCAAAAATTAAATTATTATTTGTGAAATAACCGGTTGTATTATATACTTTTGTATTAGTATTTTTATTAATTTCTAATTGATTATCATAAATTAATTTTAAAGCAGGTGTTTGACAACGACCAGCAGAAAAGATAATATTATTATCTTTATTATCTTTAGTTGATAAAAATTTATATAATATGGATGACACTTTAAACCCCACCAATAAATCCAATATTTGACGAGCTTGTTGTGCATTTACTAAATTTAGATCTATTATAGATGGATTTTGAATAGCATATTGAATCGCACTTTGTGTAATTTCATTAAATGTAATACGTTTTGTATGTTTTATATCTAATTTAAAAATTTCACAAATACAAAAACAGATTTTTTCACCTTCACGATCATTATCACAGGCGATAATAACTTCACTAGATTTTAAGATTTCTTTTTTTATTTTTTGTAATTGAGTTTTTTTAATTTTATTATCAATAATTGAATAAGTAGGTTTAAAATTATTTAATATATCTATACTTTTGAGAGAAATGAGTTCTCGTAAATGTCCATATGTAGCTATACATTTATATCCTTTTCCAAGATATTCTTCTATTTTTTTACATTTTGCAGGACTTTCCACTATAATTAAAATTTGTGTTAATTTGTTGGATGACATAATAAGATAATATAAATATAAATATATATTTATATTATATTATTGTTTATTTATTTTTATTTTTAAATTCACTCCAAGATATATTTTTTTTTTGTGGTACTTGTTTTATATTTATATCATATTTTTCATTTATTTTATCTGCTTTTTTTAAAGCACTATCTACATATAATTCTTTTAAAATACTTCCAATCTTAAATGATCCTTCATGTTGATCTAATTCATTATCTTCAATTTGTTTTAATACATCCAAAAAATTATTTAAAATATTTATATCAATTTCATCTTTGCGTATTTTATTAAAAATTTCAGTATAATAAGTGAATAAAAAATTACAATTATTAATACATTCATTATATAATTGATCATCATCATCTTTATATTTCTCTTTAAGAATTAACAAATTATTTACTTCACTACGTAAAATATGACTATGTTTTAAATTTCGTATTAATTGAGTTTGATCCTCAACATTATTTGCTTTAATCATATTTTGCAATTGTAATCTTTGTTTTTCATTCATTATATAATTTATAAGTATTATAATATTTTATTTTTAAACTAATATTATATATTTATATATTATGACTTCATTATATCCAGGAATGAAATATCCACAAATTACTAGTAATAGTAATCCTAATTCCACTTCAACTACAATTAGTGCTAATAGTTTAAAACAATCAAATAATAATCGTTTATTAACAGGAGGAGCAGGAGTAGCACCAACATTATCATCACCTACAACTATTAATGTTCCACAATTTCAATCATCTGGAACAAATAATTCTCCTACTACGGCTAATTCTGTAATTCAAAAATCATCACAAATATCTACTCAATCACTTTCTAATAGTCAATATGATAAATATGCTTTTATAAAAGGAGGAAAAAAAAAATGTAAATCTACAAAATATAAAAAAAAATGTAAATCTACAAAATATAAAAGAAAATATAAATCTAAAAGTAAAAGTAAAAAACATAAAGAAAAAAAATATAAATAATATTAGATATTGGATATTAGATATTAGATTTAATTATTTTAATATAAGGCATTTTATTCATTTTCTGAATTAAAGAATTATAAATTATACTTAATTGATTATTATACTTATATTTTTTAGGATGTTCTATTTTAATTGGATATAATTCTTGAATATTTGGAATATTCATTACATTATTAAAAAACTCTATATTATTCCAAAATAATTCATATTTTATACAATAAACATCATATTTTTTATTATTTGTTGTATATTCATCAAAAAAATTCTCTAATTTATATAAATCTTTTTTATATTTTAAAACATCAAACAAATTAATTTCTCCATTATTATCACATTTAATATGATTTAAATGATTTTTATTATTAATAAATCTACTATAAATTACTGGAATGGGATTTCTATAAATAAATATAACTTTATAATTTTGTAATTTATCTTTGGGTATTTCTATATTATTAAACCATTCACTATATACATTTTCAGTAGTATTTGTATTACCTATATAACTTAAATTAACAGGTGGATATCTATCATGAATATGTTTAACATTACCAAAATTAGATAAATACTTAAATAATATAGTTGACCCAGATCCTCCATAACTACAAATATAATAATTCATATTTTTATCAAAAATAGGTTTAATAGGTTTAATCGGTTTAATAAGTTTATTAGGTTTAATATTTTGTAAATTTTGTAAATTTTGTAAATTTTGTAAATTTTGTAAATCATTTAAAATAGGGATATTATTTTGTGAATTATTAGTATATTGTAATGAAAAACGTCCCATAATATATAAAGTATTATTTAACTATTAATTTAACTAATAATATTATATTAATAATATAAGTTATGCCATCTGGAAAAAATTGGATACATTTTTTTTATATAAATTTACTATTTTTTATATATATTATAGCAGTATTTTATTTTAGTCAAATTGCTATAATTAAAGCTAATTGGCCTTTATATCGTTGTAATCCAATTTATATGCCATTAGCAGATAATTTAGAAACAAATTTTAGTTATTGTATTTCATCTATACAAACAAATTTAATGGGAAATTTATTACAACCGTTAACATTTATAACAAGCTCACTTTCTGATATGTTTGGAAATTTTATGGAAGAAATTAATAGTATTAGAGCTATGATTGATAAAATACGAAGTTTATTTTCTAGTATAATTGAATCTGTTTTTGGAATATTTTTAAATATAATTATTGAATTTCAAAAAATAATAATATCAATTAAAGATTTAGTTGGAAAAACAATAGGTATTCTAGTAAGTCTTATGTATGTGCTAGATGGAAGCATTTTAACAATGAATAGTGCTTGGAATGCACCACCTGGTCAATTAGTAAAATCACTTGGAAAATGTTTTTATCCAAATACTAATATTAAACTAAAAAATCAAACAATTAAATTTATAAAAAATATAAATTTAGGAGATATTCTAGAAGATGGCTCAATAGTCGAAGCAGTTATGAAAATAGATAATAAAATAGATAATATTCCTTTATATGTAATTAAAAAAAATGGAATTAATAAAGAAAATATTTATGTAACCGGTTCTCATTTAGTATATGATTCATCTCAAAATAAATTTATAAAAGTAGAAAATTATAATAAAGCAGTTTTATCTAAAAAAAAAACTAAATTCTTTAGTTGTTTAATTACAAATACTCATAAAATACAAATAAATAATGAAATTTTTTGGGATTGGGAAGATTATTTGTTAAAAATGTCTAATATTGAATAGTCTATTATTATACTTTTTTTAAAAATATATTATATATGAATACTACTAATATTACTAATAATATTACTAATAATAGTAATAATACTAATACTAATATAAATATACCTAATTTATTAAAAAAATATCAAAATTTAAATTATTTTGATCAATATGGTGGTTCTGTTTTATTATGTATATTTATTACAATAATATTATTGTTACTGATAACATATTGTTTAATTATGAAAAACGTTCAACCCATTATAAATGATTGGCCAAATCAACGATGTAAATTAAATATTATACCCTTTGCAGGATTAATTACAAGACCTACTGGTGTATCAATACTGGATTATACAAAAGACAATTTTACATATTGTACACAAAACATCTTAACTAATATTTCAGAAGTAGCTATAGAACCTTTAACCTATGTTGTAAGCACTTTAAATAGTATAGCCACAGAAATTGAAGATGAAATACAATCCATTCGTACAATGATTAATACAATACGAAATTTATTTCAAGAAATTTCTCAAGAAATTATGGGACGTATTATGAATTGTATGATTCCGTTACAACAAATAATTATTAGTTTTAAAGATTTAATTGCTAAAGTAGAAGGTTCAATGACAGCAGCCTTATTTACATTATTCGGATCATATTATACTTTACAATCATTAATGGGTGCTATAGTAGAATTCATAATTGGAATTTTAATAGCTTTATCCGCTATAATTACTATAATGTGGATACTTCCATTCACATGGGGAGCAGCAGCAGTAAATACCGCTATTTATATCGCAATCGCAGTTCCACTTGCTTTAATATTAGCATTTATGATGGATTTTTTACATATTCAAAGTAATTTATCCATACCTACAATTAAATGCTTTGATAAAAATACATTAATAAAAATGAATAATGGGAAAAATAAAAAAATAAAAAATATAAAAATAGGAGATATTTTATTTAAAAATAATTCAGTAACAGGATTTATTAAAGTTACAACTAAAGGTTCTGATATGTATAATTTAAATAATATTATTGTTTCAGGATCACATTTAGTGAAATATGAAAATAAATGGATTCTTACATCAGACCACCCATCAGCGATTAAATTAATTAGTTATGATGAACCTTATTTATATTGTTTAAATACAAATAATAAAACTATACAAATAAATAATATAACATTTATGGATTGGGATGAAATAGATGAGGTTAATATAATTGAAATTAATAATAATTATCATGAATTTCCAATTCATAAATTACAAGATATTCATATCTATTTAGATAGCGGATTTAAAAAAAATACTAATATAAAATTACATAATCAAACATATAAACAAATAAAAGATATTAAAGTAGGTGATTTATTAGAAAATGAAATAATAGTTTATGGAATAGTTATAATTAATGGTAATACATTAAATAAACAATTCAAATATAATTTAGGAAATAATATAATTATTGATGGTGGACCCAATTTGTTATTGAGTGATAATGAAAATAAGTATAATAGGTTATCTTTAGTTTCAAATATAATAAATAAACATAACAAATTATATCATTTATTAACTAATAAAAAATATTTTTATATCGAAAATCATAAATTTTATGATTATAACGCAAATATTGACTTATTTTTAGAAAAAAATAAAAAAAATTATAATCTATGAAATATGTATAATATGGATATTTCTTTATTCGGTTATAAAATAAATCTTGAAATACTTATTTTTATCGGAATCCTTTATTTAATTATATGTGTTCATACATTTTGTAGTTGTTGTAATATAGAAGGAATGACCACTGCTAGTGATATTTCTGGTAATATCACACACAAAATACAACACCTTCAACCTAAAATACAACACCTTCAATCTAAAATACAACACGCTAAACATAAACAACAAATACAAAGCAATTTAGCCACACAAAACGCTTCTGGAACTAATGGCACCACTTCAACTACTACAGCTACTACCACTAGTGAAGGATTTACTGGAGCTAACATTAATTATGGATTATCTTCACCATATAGTTTAAATGATAATTCACCAGTTAGCACCGCAAACTGGTCTTTACCTGATATGACTGTTACTCCCGGACAACCACTTAGTTCAGGAGTTCAATCTGTTTTAAATCGTAAATCACAACCCATTCCTTTACCAGAAGGAGAAATGTTAATGTTTGCTAATACACCATTTAAACCTGAATGTTGCCCTAATACATATTCTAATAGTAGTGGTTGCGCATGTATGACTGGTAATCAATATAATTATTTAGTTTTACGCGGAGGTAATAATGTTCCTTATTCACAATATTAATATATTACATTATTATAAATGAGTAAAACTAGTAAAATATATAAAACCAGTAAAAAAAGTAAAACATACAAAACACATAAAACACTAACACAACCTATCGATTATAATACTATTAATTTATCATCTTTTGAAAAAGTATTTAGTAAAAAAAATAAACACAAATTAACAAAAACAAATTCTCAAAATAAAGCATTTTTTGTAAAACAATTATTATTAAATACTACTTCATCTAGTATTAAACCAAATAATGACTTTTATAATTATATTAATTCCCAGTGGCTTAAAAATGTTTCTTTACAAGAAAAACAAAAATATATTGTTGAATTAGATGATTTTAGATTAGCACAAGATAAAGTTTATAGAGATTTATACGATATTATTACAGATTATATTAAAAATAATGATACAAAATTATCACGTAATATGAAAATGTTTTATGATTCTATTATCAAAATGAATTCACATAAATATACTAGAAAACTCGGACAAAAATATGTTTCTTTAATTGATGATTATATTAATAAGGGTAATGCTTGGCAATTATTAGGTTATATTAATACAGATGAAATGCTTTCAAGTGAAGCTCCTTTTAATTGGTATTTAGCTCCTGATGGAAAAGATAATATACATTATAGATCTAATATTGCTTCCCATCAATTCACTATTTTAGATATATCTGTATATTATGATGATGGAATAAATGTAGAATATAAAAAAAAATATAGAGAGAAATATTATAGTTATTGTAAAAAAATATTTGATACTATATTAGGACCTAATAATGGATATAATTCTCATGATGTATTTGATGTCGAAGTTGAAATGTTTAATACATTAGGTTGTCTTGATATAACTAAAAATAATAAATCTTATAATAAAGTATATGCTGATGAAGCATTAACAAAATATAATTTTGATTGGAATACTTTTTCAAAAAGTATCGGATTTAATACTCCTCCAAAATTTTTTATTACTAATAATATTAATTATTTAAAATGTGGTTCAGATTTATTATTAAAAAATTGGAATTCTTCTAAATGGAAAACATATTGGTTATTTATTTTATTTAGGAGATTAATTCGATTAACTAAAGATTGGGAAAAGATTACATATGATTTTTATGGTAATTTCGAAAGAGGCGAATCTGGAATCAATACTAGTAATGCAGTTAGTTCTGCTTTATATATGTCTTTACCTTTTAATAGTTTTTTAACAGATCAATATGTGGCTAAATTTGAAAACCCAAAAGTAATGGAATATGCTAAAACAATGTGTGAAGATTTAAAAATTGTATTTCAAAAAATTTTAGAAAATACATGGTTAGCACCTTCAACTAAAAAATATGCTATTAAAAAATTACAACATTTTAAATTTGTATATGGAAAACAAAATAATATTATGGATGACCCAAATATTAGTTATAGTAATAATTTATATGATAATATGATTCGACTTATGAATTGGAGACATAAAAAATTTATCGAATTAGAAGGAAAAACACCTATGTGTATTCCAGTTATGAATTGGAATGAATATCCAGTTAAAATGGCTGGAACACAAGCATATATTGTTAATGCTTCTTATACACCATCAAAAAATTCTATATTTATTAATTTAGGATATTTACAAAAACCATTCGTTGATTTAAACGCAAGAGGTCTTGAATATAATTTAGCACATTTAGGATTTACTATTGGACACGAAATGTCACACGGATTTGATGATTGGGGTAGTCAATATGGATATGATGGTAATTTATACGATTGGTGGACTGATACTGATAAAAAAAAATATAAATTATTACAAGCAGATGTCATTAATCAATATGAACAATTCGCTAAGAGAGATAATATTGTGTTTGATGCAACTATTGGTGTTGGCGAAGATTTAGCAGATATATCTGGAATGGCTATTTGTGATAGATATTTAAAAGAATTTCAAGAAAGTAAAAAAGAATATAGTTCAATTCGTAAATTATCTTATGAAACATTTTATACATATTTTGCAATTCAACAAAAACAAAAAATTTCTAAAAAAGCCATATCTGCACAATTAAAAACTAATCCACATCCACTTGATAAATATAGATGTAATATTCCTTTATCTCGTTCTCAACTGTTTAGATCTATATTTGATGTTAAAAAACAAGATGATATGTGGTGGCATAATACAAATACTATTTGGTAATATAGTAATATAATAATACTTAAATATTTATAATTATAAATACTTAAATATTTATAATATAAATACTTAAATATTTATAATATAAATAGTTATAAATGAATATTATATATACATTTTCTAATGCGGGACTCGGTGATAATTTAAGAGGTTTAATTAATTTATTACAAATACTTAAAAAAGATTTTAATAAAAAAATAAATCTTTATGTTGATTTGTCTAAATGTTCTATAAGTCAATTTGTAATACATAAATTACCAATAGAATTTTCCAAATTATATAATATACCACATAAAGGATTTTCATATGGTGATGAAAACTCACACGATAATGATATCATACAATATATTTTAAATACGAATCATCCAATTGTTACTATTAATTCAAATAATTATCCTGATGTAAATAATATAACACAAGATATTAAAGATTATATTAAATCTTTATTTATATTTACTCCTGGTTTTGAACAATTATTTAATCAACGTGTTAATATGATACCACCTGATTATGACCTCTATCATTATCGTTTTGATGATAATATATTTTATAATGATCCAAATAAAGATTATTCCAATATTATTAACTCATTCAATAATAAAGAAAACTGTTTATTAATATCTACTTCGTTAAATTTAAAAAAACAAATATATGAAAAATATAATAATAATAATATATTTGTTTTTTTAAATAAACCTGAACATACTCAAAAAACAACTGATGAAAATTTAATCCATATATATATAGATTTTTTTCTTGTAACAAAAGCAAAACATATTTATAGTTATTGTGAGTATAGATGGATATCTAATTTTATTTTATGGAGTAGTTATATATATGATATTCCTTTAAATAGAATAAGTATTTAAATTAAAATAATAATATAAATTGAAAATCTAATTTAATTCATTTTTATATCATAAATATTTATTTAAATACTTATGATATATTATAATATATTATAATATATTATAATTTTATATTGACATTGTATATTCACATAAAGTACAATACACTATTCGTTGAGAACAATCCGGATTAATATCAATATCATCTTCTAAATATATATGATCACAACACCACGGTTTTAATTCATTACATAATTCTTTTATTTTATTATCACATATATCTTTTAATTCTATATATAATTCTTTTTGATTAATTAAATTATCATAATCATTTAAAGTAAGTTTTCGGATAAATTCCGTATCTAATAACTGAATTTCTTCAATACTTAAATTATTTATTTCTTTATGAATATTTATTGTAAAATTTAAATATTGAATTATTTTATTATATTTTTTTCTACAAGATATAAAATAATCCAAACTCATTAATTATTATATTATATTATAATATATTTATATTGATTATATATACATATTTAATAATGCTGTAGAAGTATTCTCTACTTTAATTAATTTATCTACAATATCTTTTGTAACATTATATGGAAATTCTACTTTTAATGACATTTCTTTTTCAAATAAATTCGAATTTGGTTTCATTAATCTATATAAATTTAATTTTGTATGAATTATTTCTAAACAACGCTTTAAATTTCTTACACCATCTTCTTTATTACAATAATTCTCTACAATATAAGATATAACATCATCCTTTATTATAATTTCATCTATATTAAATTTAATTTGTTCTCGAATTTTTGGAAGTAAATAATTATTTGTAATTACTGTTTTTTCTTTTCCATTATACCCATTTGTTTTAATTCGATACATTCTATCTTTTAAAATTGGATTTATTTTACTTTCATCATTATAACTAAATATAAATAAACATTTACTTAAATCAAAATTGATTTCAGAAAAATATTTATCATGAAACTCCATATTTTGTGATGTGTCTGTTAAATGAGTAAGAATACCTGCTATTTCTTCACCTCTAGGTGTATCACTTATTTTATCTAGTTCATCAAAATAAATCACTGGATTCATACATTTACTATTAATTAATATTTGAACTATTTTTCCCCAAGTACTACCTTCATATGTATAACTATGACCTTCTAAAAAACTACTATCTGTTGCACCTCCTAATGCAATAAATGCAAATGGTCTTTTTAAAATTTTACTAATACCTTCTTTTATTAAACTAGTTTTTCCAGTTCCTGGAGGACCATGAATAGCAATAGCTGTTCCGATTGCTTTTGGATTTGTTAATAATTGACCTAATAATTGCATTATTTGCATTTTTGCATCATTTAATCCATACACTGCTTGTTCTAATATTTGTTGTGCATTTTCCATAAAAGCGTGACATTTATCAACACCATCTTCAATACTAATTGGTAATTCTTCATATTTAACAAATGGAATACGCATAAAAGTATCCACCCAATTTTTAATTTTATAAAATTCTCCACTTCCTGGTTCCATATATCTTAATGAATTTATTTTTTTCATAGCACAAGATTTAAATTGAACTGGAATATTCGATTCTAAAAGTGTCATTCTATAAGGTTTTTCTATACGTGTAATTTTATTTATTTCTTTTAATTCTTTAATTATTTTTATTTGTTCTGTTAATGGTAATTTTTCATAAAATATAAAATCATTCATGGTATTTTTATCTTTTATTATTTTTTTAAATATTCTCATATTTTTATCTTTTTGTTTTTTATTTTTTTTATTTACACGTAATTCTTTATTTTTTATATCTGATTCATATATATTTATACATTTTTGTATTGATTTATCTTGAGGATTTTTTAATAATAACTCTTTAAGATTATTTAAAATTCCATCAATATTTGTATCATCTTTCTCTATATTATCCTTTTCATTATTATCATTTTCATTATTATCCTCTTCTTTTTTATCTTTTTTATCCTTTTTGTCTTTTAATAAATATTTTTTTTTAATAGGTTTTTCATCATCTTCTTCTTCTTCGGTATTACTATTATTTTCTTCATCTGTGTCAGTAGTTTCATCTGTTGAAACTTCTTCATCTTCATTTTCAGTTTCATCATCATCATCATCATCTTCAAATTCAGAATCATAATCATCTTCATATTCATTATCATCAACACCACCAATAGTTAATATAATATTTAATTTATTATTATGTACATCATCCTCATCATTTTCATCATCATCCTCATCATCATCGTTTTCTACATTTTTATTTTTATTTTTATTTTTATTTTTTTGTTTTATTTTTTTATTTTTATTTTTATTTTGTTCTGAATCAGTTTCCCATTCTTCTTCTTCTTCTTCTTTTTTATTAAATTTAGTTTTAGTTTTAGTTTTAGTTTTAGTTTTATCTTTATCTTTATCTTTATCTTTATCTTTATTTATTTTTTCAGTTGCTTTAACTTTTTCATCAATATATTTGGATGGAAATAATTTTGAAATAAATTTTTGATATTCGTGCATATCCATTTCAGTATCTTCTTCTTCTTCTTCTTCATCATCATCATAATCACTATCACTATCACTATCAGATGCAACATTTTTTTTTATTTTATTGATATTATTATGTTTTTTTAAAATATTATTTTGTTCTTTTTTTGATAATTTGGATTGATTATCACGTGACATAATGTTATTATATAATAATAATATTATTATTTTAAATCAAAATCAAGAATAATAAATAAAAATATATTTGTTAATAAGTATTTGTTAATAATTTATTAACTATTAATACTATTTGTTAATAATATCAATTTTATAAAAATCATTTTTTAAATAAAATTGATTATAAACTATTTAAATCTAATGTATTATAATATAAGAAAGATGTCAAAGTTATTAACTTCCAATAATACACTAAATTGTTCCAAAGTAATTGGAATTCAATTTAGTATTCTTTCACCGGAAGAAATTCGAAAAAGTTCAGTTGCTGAAATTACTAGCAGAGATACTTATATTAATAATAAACCAGTAATTGGAGGATTATTTGATCCTCGTATGGGTGTTTTAGAACCAGGATTAATTTGTCCTACAGATGGATTAGATTATATGCAAACACCAGGATACTTTGGTCATATTGAATTAGCAAGACCAGTATTTTATATTCAATATTTAAGTACAATTCAAAAATGTTTAAAATGTGTTTGTTTTAAATGTAGTAAATTGTTAATAAGTAAAGATAAATATAAACAAGCTATGAAAATACAAGGCGATGCTAGATGGAAATATGTATTTGCATTATGTAGTAAAGTAAAACGATGTGGTGATGACAATGAAGATGGTTGTGGAACATTACAACCAAATAAATTTAAAAAAGAAGGACTTGCTACTATATTTGCTGAATGGAAAAATGATGGTGTAGATACAGAACCCATTATTATTAAACTTACACCTGAAATGATTTTAAAAAATTTTAAAAGAATATCCGATGATGATGTATCATTTATGGGATTTAGTCCTATATATTCTAGACCAGATTGGATGATTTGTCAAGTAATGTTAGTTCCACCTCCTTCTGTTAGACCATCTGTAAAACACGATGCCCAACAAAGATCCGAAGATGATTTAAGTCATATTTTAGTAAATATTATTAAAACAAATAAAACTCTTCAAGAAAAAATAAAAAATAATGCACCATCAAATGTAGTAGATGATTGGACTAGTGTATTACAATATTATATAGCAACTCAAGTAGATAATAAAATTCCTGGAGTAGCTTCTGTAGCTCAACGTTCTGGAAGACCTTTAAAATCAATAAAAGATAGATTAAATGGAAAAGGAGGACGTATGAGAGGTAATTTAATGGCAAAAAGAGTAGATTTTAGTGCTAGATCAGTTATTACTGCAGATCCAAATATTTCAATTCGTGAATTAGGAATACCAATTAAAATCGCTAAAAATATTACAAAACCAGTTTATGTAAATAAAATTAATAAAGCATTTTTAACTAAATTAGTTCAAAATGGTCCAGAGTTATGGCCTGGTGCTAAAATGTTAGAAAAACATAATGGAGAAGTAATCACTTTACGTTATTATTTAGATAGAAATTCTCTTATTCTTGAAGAAGGAGATATCGTTCATAGACATATGATGGATGGAGATGCTATTTTATTTAATCGTCAACCAACACTTCATAGAATGAGTATGATGTGTCATATAGCAAAAATAATGCATCAAGGAGATACTTTTAGAATGAATGTTGCTGATACAAAACCATATAATGCAGATTTCGATGGAGATGAAATGAATTTACATATGCCTCAAGATGCAGAATCTGAATCCGAATTAAAAAATTTAGCAGCTGTCCCATATCAAATTATTAGTCCTGCTAATAATGCATCTATTATCGGTATATATCAAGATTCTATGTTAGGATGTTATCAATTTACTAGAGAAAATATTCGTTTCTCACCTAGAGATGCAATGAATTTATTAATGATGTTTCCTGAAATTAATGTAAATGAATTATTATTAAATATTCAACAAGAAGGAGGTATTACCAATTTTAACATTTTAACACAAATTATGCCTCCCCTTTCACTTAAATATAAAACAAAAGCATTTAAAGATGATAAAGATACTATGCAAGATTCTAACGCAGTTATTGAAATTAAACACGGCAAATATATTCGTGGACAAATTGACAAAAGTGTTATGGGAGCTGGAACAAAAGGATTATTACAAAGAGTATGTAATGATTTCGGAAATATGGCTTCCTCTAAATTTATTGATGATTTACAAAATATTGTTACTGAATATATGAAATCATCCGCATTTAGTGTTGGTATCAGTGATTTAATCTCTGATGAAAAAACCAATAATGAAATCATTCAAGTTATTACTCAAAAAAAAACTGATGTAAAAAATTTAATTGATAAAGTTCAAATTGGCATTTTTGAAAATAATACTGGAAAAACAAATGATCAAGAATTTGAAACACAAGTTAATAGTATTCTTAATCAAGCCACTTCAGAAGCAGGCAAAATCGGCTTAAAAAATCTTGATAAAAATAATAGATTTGTTATTATGGTTAATGCCGGTTCTAAAGGTTCTGAATTAAATATTTCACAAATGATTTCTTGTTTAGGACAACAAAATGTTGATGGAAAACGAATACCATATGGATTTGAAAATAGAACATTACCACATTTTACAAAATATGATGAATCACCTAGCGCTCGTGGATTTGTTGAAAGCTCTTATATTAATGGATTATCACCTCAAGAAGTATTCTTTCACGCTATGGGTGGTCGTGTTGGACTTATTGATACAGCAGTTAAAACTTCTACTACTGGTTATATTCAAAGAAGATTAATTAAAGGATTAGAAGATTTAATGGTTAATTATGATATGACTATTCGCACTAATAAAAATAAAATCGTTCAATTTAAATATGGCGATGACAATATTGATACTATTAAAGTAGAAAATCAAAGTATTCCAATTGTTTCAATGAGCACTCAAGATATTTATGCACATTTTATTATTCCTCAAGAAACTGGTAAAATACAATCTTTAAAAAATATTTTCTTAAAAGATACTTTACTTAGAAATAAAAAACAAAACGCAGAATTTATGACTAAAACACAAGTTTATATTGATAAAATGATCTCTACACGAAAATTAATTATTACTAAAGTTTTTAAAAATAAAAGCGATACAATTGTTAATTGTCCTGTTGCATTTTCATATATTATTAATAATATTCAAGGACAATGTAATATAACCATTTCTTCATTAGTTGATATTACACTTCTTGAAGCACTTGAAATGATCGAACATTGCTATTCTAATCTTGAAAAAATTTATTATGCACCACCAACTGAACTTTTCAAAACTTTGTTTTATTATTATTTATCACCTAAAGATTTACTCATCATTAAAAGATTTAATAAAATTGCTTTAATTTTATTACTCGATACTATTACTATTAATTATAAAAGAGCTATCGTTACACCTGGGGAAATGGTGGGAATGATTGCAGGACAAAGTATCGGAGAAGTCAGCACACAAATGTCTCTAATAGCAACTGAAAAAATAAAAATTGTTAAAAAAAATAAAATTAGTAATACTAATCAAATTATATCTGTTGAAATCGGACACTTTTGTGATAATTTAATTAAACAATTACCTGATATGACATTTAATACGGGTCATGGAAAAAATAGCGTAGAAACCATATTAGACTCTTTAGATGATGAATATTATATTGTTGGAGTAAGTGAAAATGAAAAAACACATTGGAATAAAATATCACATATTAGCAAACATCCAGTTAATGGAGATATAATGAAAATAACTACTAGAAGTGGTAGAGTTGTTGAAACAACTACTAGTCATTCTCATTTAATTCGTGATGGAAAAACACAAACAGTTATTCCTATTATCGGAGCAAATATGATAAAAGGAATGAGAATTCCAGTTTCTAAATGTATAGATAATTCTTTTATACAAAATACAGTTTCTATTGATAATAAAGAATATAAATTAGATTATTTATTTGGTTGGTTTATTGGAGCATATTTAGCAGAAGGAAATATAAGTAATAATTCTATTTGTATTACAAACATTTCTCCTCATTTTATTCAAAATACTCAAAAGTTCGCACAATTATTTGAAAAAGATTGTACGATTTATACTAGACCAGGAGAATATGGAACTTCAACAACAACTAAATTTAATCATAAAAACTTAGCAACCTTTTTATTAAAAGAATGTAATACTGGATCATTTATAAAACGAGTTCCTGATTTTGCATTTACTGCACCAAATGAATTTAAATCAGGATTAATACAATCATATATGGATGGTGATGGTAATTTTCATAATGATACTAATCATCACGAAATTCGTGTATGTAGTAGAAGTAAACAATTAATTAAAGATATCGCATTATTATTAAATTATTTTAATATATTTGCTTCTATAAAAGAAAAATTTACAAAAGGTTCGCTTTTATATCATTTAAATATATCACCTAAATATTGTATTCTATATAATGAACTTATTGGATCTTTACTTCATAATGATAAAATAGAATCACTAATAAATTATATTCAGAGAATAGACCCAAAATATAAAGAATATATTGATAAAATAAATGGATTAGGACATATTATTACAAAATGTGGAAAAAAATTAGCACTTCCAGGACAAAGTAGGAATTATGGATATTATACAAAGACCGATTTAATTGGTAGAATAACTCTTGATAAATATATTCATATATTTGAACAACATAAAGACAGTTATAAAATACAAAATGAATTGTTAATACTAAAACAAGCCGCAAATTCTAATGTAATTTGGGATGAAATCATTAATATCGAAATATATACACCAGATCAAAATATATTTGTATATGATTTTACAGTTCCAGGAAATCAAACATTTATGACTGATTATGGTGTAATAGTTCATAATACTCTTAATACTTTTCATTTTGCTGGAGTCGCTTCTAAATCTAACGTCACTCGTGGTGTACCAAGACTTGAAGAAATATTATCTTTATCTAGTGATATAAAAAATCCATCACTAAGTATATATTTAAATCCTGAAGAAGAACAACACAAAGAAAAAGCACAATCTATTATGTATATGTTAGAGCATACCAAATTAGAAGAAATCGTAACATCAATTGAAGTTTGCTTTGATCCAGATGATTTAAATACATTAATTTCTGAAGATAAAGATACAATTGAACAATATAAAGCATTTGAAAGTATGATATCCGAATGTAATGAAAGTTCAACAACACAACTTGAAGAAAAATCTAAATGGATTATTCGTATGATTATGAATCCTGAAATAATGCTTGAAAAAAATATTACTATGGATGATGTCAACTTCACATTAAAAAAATGCTTTGATGATCAAATCTATTGTATATATTCGGATTTTAACTCAGATAAACTTATATTTAGAATTAGAATGAATGAAGTTATTAAAACTTCCTCTACTAGAGGAAGTAATAAAAAAATAAAAATTAACCCTCTTGACCAATCTGACCAAATTTATATTTTGAAAAATTTTCAAGAACAACTCTTACATAATGTTGTATTACGAGGAATTAAAGGAATTAATAAAGTTATCCTTCGTAAAGTTCTTGATAATATGATTGAATATAATGGAATTTATAAAAAACAAGAAATTTGGGTTCTTGATACTATTGGAACTAATTTATTAGATGTATTAGGATTAAATTTTATTGATAATACTAGAACTATCAGTAACGATATTATTGAAATTTATAATGTTCTTGGTATTGAAGCTGCTAGACAAACTATTTATAGTGAGTTAGTTGAAGTAATTGAATTTGATGGAACTTATATTAATTTTCATAATTATAGTGTTTTAGTTGATAGAATGACATTTACTCATAAATTAATTTCAATATTTCGTCACGGTATTAATAATGATAATATCGGACCAATTGCTAAAGCTTCTTTTGAAGAAACTCCTGAAATGTTCTTAAAAGCAGCTAGACATGCAGAACTTGATACTTTAAGAGGTGTTTCTGCTAATGTTATGTGTGGTCAAGAAGGATTCTTTGGTACTGCAGCATTTCAACTTATATTAAATATTGAAGAAATGCAAAAAATGGAAGCAACTAGTAAATATAAACCACTTGATATTGAAACAGAAATCGAACAATTCTTTGGAGGTAGTGATACTTTAGATGATGACCCTTGTAACATTAATAAAATTTCTATACAAAATAATGTGGTTTCTATACAACCACAAGATATGGGTAAAGATAATAATTATGATCCTGGATTTTAAATTATATAATTAATTCATAATTTAATTATATAATACAAATTTAATTTTATTTAATTAATCAGAATCTTCTTTAATGATAAATTTTTTTACTTTACTTTTAGGTATTTTTTTACTAATTAATTGTCCGATTGGTTCTTCTCCTCTTTCACTTTGAATTTCAATTATTGGATTTACTCCTGTTTCACTTTCAATTTCAATTGTTAAATTACTTAGTGGATTTTCACTTAAACTACTCGATGAACTACTTGAACTACTCGGTTTTAAAGTTAAACTACTCGATGAACTACTTGAACTACTCGGTTTTAAAGTTAAACTAGTAGATGAACTACTTGGTTTTAAACTTAAACTACTTGGTTTTAAACTTAAATTACTTATACTACTTGATGAACTACTTGAACTACTTGGTTTTAAACTTAAACTACTTGGTTTTAAACTTAAATTACTTATACTACTTGATGAACTACTTGGTTTTTCACTTAAACTTAAACTACTTAACTTTTCACTTAATAAATCACTTGGTTCATTTACAAAACTACTTATCGGTTTACCAACTTCACTTGATTTTTTAGTTAAACTACCTTCATAATCACTTGTTAAATAAGTTTCAGGTTCTTCTTCATAAATTAATTTTAATTTAGATTTAGATTTATGTTTAGGTTTAGGTCTAGGTTTTACATTTAATTCTGTTTCAACGTCACTTGATTCAGGTTCAATAGATGTAGGTCTAAATCTAGGTCTAGGATTCACAACTGATTCAAGCTCAATATCAGATTCTTCAGGATGATAAATTAATTTTTTTAATTTTGTAAATTGTTTAATATAACTTTCAATTGATATCTTATTATTTATAGCTTCTTCAATTATTGGATAACAAGTTTCACTTAACTTATCTATTGAAATAAAAATATTGTCATCATTACTATTTACCAATTTATAAACAGGAATATTTTCAGCTCTAAAACTTGGTAAAATTATAAAAATAAATTTATCTCTTAAATCACCATATCCTACAAATTGATTTTTATTTGAATTTGTTTGTAAAATTGTTTTTTGACAAATAAAAATTGTAGGAATTTCATATTTTGTTATAAGTAACCATATATCAAATGTAGTTAAAAAATAATTTTCTGTATAAATTAAATCATTAAATGATAATATTCCTTCTTTAACTTGATTTCCTAATTGTTTCTTTCCTTCCATAATTAAAATATCAATTATTTTTGCACGATATTTAAAATACTTTTTATATTCTTCAAATAATTCATTTTTAATATTCATAATTGTTAAATGTTTGTGTGTTTTTGCCTCTATTATATCAATCATAAATTTAAAAGTGCAAGATATATATTTACTATATTCTATTTCACTATAATTTGATGGAAAACATTGTTTCCATATACTTGAAACAATATGAATATTTTTTTTTGTATCACATAACAATTGAGGTTTTTTCTCAACATTAGATAATTCTGTTATTGAATTTTCATATGTTTGAGTTATAATTGGATTCACTTCATCATATGAATTAGAATGAATATATTTATTATTAATAGCTGGTATTAAATTATCAAAATATCCTGAAATTAATAATGACTTGATTAATATTATTTCATTATCTTTTAGATTATAATTTATATTTCCAAATGATAAATATGTTTGTGGTTTAAACATAAATGCATTTATTCTATTGTATCTAATTAATTCATCCGTTATTTTACCATAATATATTTCTTCATTCAATTTATTTGTTATTAAATTTTTTTCTGGAAGAATTAAATTACATTTATCATTTTCTGTAACTGCACATAAATTTAAAGTTTTAGAACAAGATTTTCTATCTTTAACTATACATGTACTCACTTCATTAATTAATTTATAATAATTGTCATCTCCTATAAATTGAATTTTATCATTTACTAACTCTTTAATTAACGCATTTATATTTCTAAATTTTTCAAAATAAAGCAATTCTTGACTTGATAATATTTGTTCAATATTATCTCTCAATTTTATATTTTCATAATTATTTATTAAAATTCTAATAGTATTTCTAAAAACATTATAAAAATTAGTTTCTAATCTTATTTTTTTTATATAATTTACACGTTCATCATCTACATTAGTGTCAGTTGTTATTTTAATATCACTTGATATCATAGGACTATCTTTTACATCTATAATGTAATTATTATTATTAAATGAAGGTATATCTAAATTGGCAGTAATTGCTGATGAATGTATTGGTTCAGATAATTGAATAAATTGATTCGTTTCAGTTAAAATACCTACTACTAAATCATCTTCTATAACTTTAAATTCTGGCTTACACGGAATATCTGGACTGGTTTTTCGTTTTCCACTTCTTTTATTTAGTTTATTTAAAAATGTAACTGTATTTTCATAAGTATTCCATAATGTTATATCATTCATAAATACAAAATCTATATTTAAATCCATATTCAAAGCAGAAGGATAACACGGAACAAAACCATATTTTACTATATCTTTTAATGGTTCTTGAGCTATAACTCCAATTACTTTATTATTAAAATTTACTACTAATTTATTTATTATATAACCATATGATATTATTTTTTTTATTAATTTTTGTAAAATTAAAGGTTTTTTTACTAAATAAATATTAGGCATACTATTTAATGGTTTACATATTTTTTCAAAAAAAGGTTTAATTATATTTTGAAAGACTTGTTTCATTGTTTGAGAGAGAGTTGTATCATATTCTGAAAACTTTTTTGAAATATTTATCTTCTTTTTTAAATTAGTATATGAATACATCGGTTCATAATAATTTCCTTGTTTAATTAAAAAAATAGTCGGTTTTCTAGGTTCATAAAATTCCAATGAATAATGATTTGTTGGACATAATATTTCAATATTATTTGTTATATCGTTTCTAGGAATATCTAATATTACTATATTTACTCCTGTTGCAAATATATATTTATTAGACATACTTATAATATCCCATAAATAAGTATGATCTATTAATATATCATCATCTTTTAAAAATTTAATAAAATTTTCATATGCAGATATTACTTTTACATAATAATTATGATCTTCTGTTTTAGTCATATCTAATTTAGCATATAATTTGGTATTATTATATTTATTTATATCTAATTCTTTATCTAATTCTTGAAAATCTGTTACTAAATTTCCATTTTGATAATTTATAAATGAATCTATAGATATACTTTTTAGAATTCGGTCTTTCATTTTTGGTATACTTAAAATTGCATCAGTTGTACCATAAAATAAAATATCTGATATACAAGCTATAAAAGATTGATTTTCACTTATTTCTACACCATGACGAAGCAAACAAGGATAATTCTCTTTAATATTTGTATTTGTTTTACTTATTTGACAATCTATATTGGTTTCTTTAAACATAAATTGTATTTCAATTGGTAAATAACCCCAACGTCCTTGATTTAATGGATATTTATCAGAATTTTTTATATATTCATCTTCTTTTTTTACTTTTTCTTTTACTTCTTCTTCTTCCTCTTCTGATGATGATTCTGGTTTTTCTAATGGTTTTTCTAATGGTTCTTCTAATGGTTTTTCGGATGGTTCTTCTACTACACTTTTTTTTACTTTTTCTTTAATTCCTTCTTTAATTCCTTCTTTAATTCCTTCTTTAAGTCCTTCTTTTAAACATTTATTATTAGCTTTAATTCTACCTGCTGTATTATATTTATCAAAACAACACGGTAAACATAATTTACTATTTGGATGTTTATCTGGAATTAATCCAGGATATCTTTTATCATCTTTTTTACCAGTTTTATTATAAAATTCATATATGTAATAACCAGGTTTAACAACTTTATCTTTTGCAGATAATACTTTACCACAAGTTGGATGCACTAATTCAATTTTACCATCTGTACCCATAACTTCTTTTAAATCTGCTGGATTAACTAATGTATTCGTTTTTAAACACCAATAGCGAGGACATATATAATTATATGTTTTTTCTGGTGTTGAACCATATCTAATTACATCTTCAGGTCTTAAAAAATTAGGATAATCTAAATTAATTTCAGCTAGTTGTTCATCTGTTAAAATAACAGGTTGTCTTCTTGTAGTTGAACTACAAGTTCTAGTATATGAATTATATTTTGAATTTGAAGTATCTTCTTTTAAAATTAATATTGGATCTTTATTTTCAATAAGACTTTGAAAATAATATGGTTTATTTAATTTCATTCCATCGATGTTTTTAATTCCTATAGATTCTTCACCTATAGATGATTGACTCATAGATGGTTGACTCATAGATGATTGACTCATAGATGGTTGACCCATAGATTCTTCTTCATCAGATTCTTCTTCATCAGATTCTTCTTCATCAGATTCATCATTATTAGATTCATTAGAGTCAGATTCTTCATCTGATAATTGTTTTTTTTTTAAAATGGTTGATTTTGGTGGAGGTTTAATATAACTAGGTTTAGAAACAGGGATAGAAACAGGTTTAGAAACAGGTTTAGAAACAGGTTTAGAAACAGGTTTAGAAACAGGTTTAGAAACAGGTTTAGAAACAGGTTTAGAAACAGGTTTAGAACTAGGGATAGAACTAGGGATAGAACTAGGGATAGGATGGATAGGAGGGATAGGAGGGATAGGAGGATTAGGAGGGATAGGAGGATTAGGAGGGATAGGAGGATTAGGAGAAATAATAGGTTTAGGAAGAGTAGAAAGAGTAAAAGGTTTCACTTCTTCAGTATCAGAATCTTCAAATTCCGGTTCAGATTCAATTTCTGATTCTGAACTTATCTCTGATTCTGAACTTATCTCCGATTCTGAACTTATCTCTGATTCATCCGGTTCAGAATTAATTGCACCACCTTTTTCTTGCGTTACATCTTTATCTTCATCATCTTCTTCATCTTCTTCGTCTTCGTCTTCATCAAAAAATAAACTATATGCTTGTTTAAATTTTTCTTCTTTTTCTTTTTTTTCTTCTTCTTCTTCTTCTTCTTCTTCTTCTTCTTCTTCTAAAGGTGAAAAATTAATTTTTTTTGATCCTTCTACTTCTTTTACACCTTCTACTTCTGTTTCTTTTTCTTCCACTACTTTTTCTGCTTCTGGTTTTTTCTTAGATATTAAACAAATTGTATTAATATCTGCAATAGGATATACAGTTAATTTTTCTATATTTTGTGTTAAACGAGCCATCGTATCTAAATAAATAGGTAAAGTGTATAAATAATTAACATTATTAATATTTTCAACAACAAATGATATGATTTCATTAATAGGATCAAATGAGATAGTTGTTTTAAATCCAGGATTTTGTTTTATTGTAATATCTGATTTTCTTATACTTTTTTCAACTTCAATTTCATTTGCGAATTTTAAAACGATTTCTTTAGCTTCTACTTCATTTAAATCTGGGAAATTATCAAGTAATGCTTCAATAATTTGAGAACCTCTTAATCCTTGATTTGATTTTTCAAAAATAAAAGCTTCTTGACTAGTAAATTTATTATAATTAGAAACACGTTTAAAACGTAAATTAATCGTATTACTTTTTTGAGTATTAGTTTCATCAATAAAAATATTAGATATACATTTTTTATACGGTGTAATATTAAATTCATTTAATATTTTAATTGTAGTTTTATATGTAAGTTGCTTAATTTCAACATTTGAATCATTTAAACTATTAAATTTATTTAATTTATAACCACTTTGTTCTAATAAATTATTAATTTCTTGAATGATAATATTGATAGAACTTTTAATCATATCATTAATTTCATCAATACTATAAAGTAACCTGAAATCAGCCATTATTGTAATAATTCCTTCTTCATTAAATTCACATATAAATATTTCCATATTACCATTAACAATAGTTTCAATATAAATAGCAACACATTTATTACAAGAAATAGTTTTCATTAATCTAAAAATAGTTGCTTTTTTAAGATATGGAATTTTTCTTCCATCAGTAGAAATTTTATCAGTAAAAAGTCTATATATATCTTCTTGTCTACTTGAAGATTTATATTTAATTAAAGGTGTATCCTGTGTAGCGTGTACTACTTTAAATATAATTTCTAAAGGTATTTTAATAATAAAATCTGGTTTCATAAGAACTTTGATATATTGAATACCCGCAGATTGATAATTTAATGGTTGTGTTTTTAAATTATATACATTATAAAACATATCAACAATTTTAAAAGAATCTATTAATTTGTCAGTAATAATTAGTTTATCATTTTCATTTAATTGTTGTATATTTTTTTCTAATTCTTTTAAAGAATTAATATTTTTATTATATAATAATGGATAATATAATTTAATTGTATTTTCTTCTGGTAAATGTTGTTCTTTTCTTTTTAAAAATGATAAAACATCTCCAGTACTACATAAAAAAATAGTATTATTAAGAATATTTCCATTATTTAATAATAAATTTTTATTTAAATTAGTAGTGGATGAATTGTGCAGATTTTGTTCGATATATCTATCATAATCATTAACTTCATATGGGTTACATACAAAAGGAAATTCTTTTTCAATAAATCCTAATTTTTGTCCCAATATTTTATTAACAATAAATGATTGATTATCCAAATTTAGTTGAAAAATATCATCAAAAGAATAAATTTCTTTTCTTATAAAATTAAAAGGTGTTCCATTTTCATATGAAACAATATTAGAAATAAATTGTTGAAATCTAATATCTGTTAATGGGAATTTATTTTGTTGAGTAAGTAATTGATAAATAGAATTAGTATTAAATGATTCTATTGTATTACAAAATAAATACATTTCATCAAGACTACCTCCTTTAATTGCATTAACTATTTTAATTTTAACAGTTTGTATTGAATCATCAAAATAAATCCGTTCTTTATGAAATATTATTGAAATACGATCCTTTTTTATTTCATCATATTCTTCATGAGTAAAAATTTTTTTAAATAATTCTTCTTCATTATCCACAGGTTTTTTATCATAAAATATATAAATAGCATAAACTTTGTTTCTTACAAGTTGTTTTACTTTATATATATAATCATCTAAAGATGGTTGTATTATTTCTAATTTTGACATATATTATATTAATGTAATATTTTTTAAATTATTTAAACTAAATTATTTAAACTAAATCATAATATGGATTATCATTTATAGTCATTCCACAATAATTTTCTGGATTTTTTTTATAATCTATTGGATTATAAATACCTGATGTTTTTGCATTTTGTAATAAAAATTTAAAGTTTTGCCAAAAATCTTGTTTATGACCAATAGACTCTGTCATTATATGTGATAATTCGTGTAATGCTACAAATGTAAGAGTATTAATATCAATTAATTTATTCCCTTTTTTTGTTGTATTTAAACAAAATGCTATCTTTTCTCCTTTATTTTCACTAAAAGCGGTCAATTCACTTGTTGGTAAAGTTTCACTTATTTTTGTTGGATTAAAATTCTTCACTAGTTTTTTACTGCGTTCATCATTTGGATGTGTTTTTTCCATATATATTACTATATTCTTCATTTTTTCAGTCACTTCAGCTAAAAGATTCGCTGCTAATTCTAATTTCTCTCTTTCTCTAACACAATATACATTTCCATCTTTAGAAGCAATTATACATTTAAGATTATATGCGTCTGACTCATAATATATTTTTAAACATAAAAATAACACAAATATTATAAATATATATAAAAATATACTGTGTTTTCCCATAATATATGTTTTAAAATAAAATTGTAATATTTTTTAAATATCACAATTTTAATATATGATTTTAAATAAAATTGAATTATTAATATTTAAAATCATATCATTAAACTATTTATTATGAACGTTTTAAATTATATCGGATCCAAAAATACATTATTTAATACATTGTTATTTGTATGTAATGAAAATATCACTGATATGAAAAATAAAACTTTTATGGATTTATTCGCTGGAACTGGCGTAGTTGGATTTAATATGATGGAACATTTTAAAAATTGTAGTGCTAATGATTTAGAACAATATAGTTTTATTATTAATTCTGCTTTATTAAAATGCAATTTTACACAAAATTTAGCACTAATTATAGATAAATGTAATAATTTAGATATCGTAGAAGGATTAATATTTTTAAATTATTCACCTTCTATTCATTCTAATCGAATGTTTTTTACAAATGAAAATGCTAAAATAGCCGATGCTATTAGATTATATATTCAACAACTCTTTCAAGAAAATATTATTACACAAAATGAATTTAATTTCTTATTAGCTTCCTTAATTGTTTCAATTGATAAAGTTGCTAATACTTCTTGTGTATATGGAGCATATTTAAAACAATATAAAAAAACATCTTTAAAAAAATTAATATTAAAACCTATACATACTAAAATTAATATTACTGAAAATAATAAAGTATATCTCGGATTAGCCGAACAATTCGCTAATATAGATAGTGACTATTATGATGTTATTTATTTAGATCCTCCTTATAATCAAAGACAATATAGTGGAAATTATTCGCCTTTAAATTATATCGCACTATATGATTCAACTATTGTTTTAGAAGGTAAAACCGCATTGATAAAAAATTATAATAAAAGTAACTTTTGTAAAAAAACACAAGTTAAAAATACATTTATACAATTAATTAATGGTCTTAAATGTAATTATTTAATACTTTCATATAATAATGAAGGATTACTTTCCATTGATGAATTAAAAGAAATTCTTATTCAAAAAGGTATGGTAAAATTATATAAAATACAATATGCTAAATTTAAAGCTCAATCAAAAATTGATACAAAATTTGTTGAAGAATATTTATGGGTTGTTGATACAACCAAAAGTAATTCAAATTTAGAAATAATACATATCAATTTAATTAAATAATTAATTTATAAAAATATAAATAACTTGATCATAATTACAATTATTGTAATTATAATTATTTAAATTAAATATATATGAAACATTTTAAATATTTTAAATATTTAAAAAAAAATGATAATGAATTAAATAATTATATACATAAAATTCGTAATTATACCATTTTAACGGAAGATGATATAAATAATATTAAATTATTTTGTGATAATGATAAATTAATAATAATACAAACATTAAATTTGGTATTAGAAATATTAATACAAAATACACTATTTTATACAAATGACATTTAATATTAGATTTTTATAAATAAATAATTTCAAAATTATCTTTAAAATTTATTAATAATTTTTCAAAACACCATCTAAATTTAATACTATCTCTATGATTATGAACTTGAAATTCACCAATTGAAATTCCATTAATATTAATAGTAGTGCTTTCATTCCATTTTTTTTGTTTTTTTATATGACTAAATTCTATTTTATATTGAAACCAATCAATATCTTTTTTTTTTGTAATAAATAATGTTAAATTCTTTTTTTTATTGTAATAAATAATTGAACTATCAAATGTAAATTTAAAATACTTATTTAATAATAAACTCGTATTTTCAAAAATAAATTCTTTTATTTGTTCTATCGTAGTTGTATATGGCAATTGAAAATATTTACAAAAAGTTTTTTTTGAAGGTTGACCTATTACTTGAGGACACACTTTTCCATCTCTTTTTGATGTTTTAGCACTTAATTTAAACTCATTATCAACGCAAGTAAAATCATATTGATAACCATTTTGTGCAGTATGAATAATATTATATGGAAATAATACTTTTAATTCTTTTATAATTAGAGAGAGTTTTTCCGCTTCTGTTATACTATATTTAAATTTTCCTATATAGTCAATATCATATAATAAACAAATTGACATCTCCATTATTTTACCTAAATCTTCAGTAACAATTGGTGGCATTTTAATTGTAAAAGGTATAGTTTTTAAATATGTTATTGATTTTATTAAATTCATTATTGTTTTGTTTAAATTTATTTTATTTATATAAATATTTCAATTTTTTTATATAAATAATTCAAAAATATAAATATAAATATATATAATTATAAATTATTTATTGAGACCCGGATCCCAATTCAAGAGGTGGACGCATAAAATCAGGTTCTATAGTTGAAGTATTCCATGGACCAACATTCAATTGTGGATTTGGAGGTTCTGATCTAATTTGTAAATTCGCATTTCTTAAAGTTTGACCTATAGTATCTATACCAATATGATATCCAGCTTTTAATAAATTTATATTTGCAAGTTCTCCTTTACCAGAAGGATTTAATTCATTCCATTGTGAATTAGCATCTTTTGGTAATAATTCTCCCGGATTTTGAATAGTTGGTTTAGAACATGATGACGGAATACCTGGCATACTCGTATGTACTCCTGAGGCTGAAGCAAATATTTCATTACCATTAGGGTCTGAAGGTAATACTGCATTAGAATTTGAACTATTTTGACTATTTGTATTTTTATATTGAGGTTGCATCATAGCATTCGATTCATGACCTGGCACTCCTTTTGCTCCTAAATAATTCGCAAATAAACTAACTCCATAAGCAATTATAAATAAAACTATTAGAGCACCAATTCCATAATCATTCCATAACTTCTTAAAAGAAACATTCATTATATAAAATTAATGATAAAATAATTTTAAGAATACATTATAATTATTTAATTAAATAATTTTTATTAAAATTAAATTTATAAATCATCTAATTCACTTTCAGAAACTTCATCAATTTCATTATCAAAATCACTTTCAATTAAATTATCTAACATATAAGTATTTTTTATGTTTTTTGCTTCTAAATAAGATAAAATTTTATTTTTTTTTGCGTTTTTTGCTTTATTTTTAGCTTCTGTATATAATTCAAAATAAACTTGATTTGGTTTTTTTAGTGAAATTGTTTCTAAATTATTGTCTAAAGCTATTTCAAAATTAGTTATTTCTTTTAATTCATCCACATTTTCCTGAATATCTTCATTCATAATTTCCTGAATCTCTCCATTCATATTTTCCTGAATATCTATTTTTAATAAAATATTTTCTTCTTTTTTATTTTCTTTATTTTTTTTTAATATATCTAATGAAACTAATGGTTCTAATGGTTCTAATGTTTCTAATGTTTCTAATGAAACTAATGGAACTAATGGAACTAATGGTTCTAATGTTTCTAATGAAACTATTTTTTCCGTAAATGGAATATTATTATTTAAATATTTACTTGTCTCGTTAAATGTAGTTAAATTATTTGTATTACTTAAATTACTACTTATGTCATTATCTTTTAGAATACTTTTATTTGAACGAATTAAACAATTATCAAATAATAAATCATCGTTTAATACCATTACTTGTTTTATATTTATTTCTATTTGAAAAAAACTTGATGTAAATTTAATACCTTCTATTTCTAAAATTGAAATAATATTTGTTTCTGTATTTATATCATCTATATTTAACGACACTTTCTTTTCATCAAATATTTTTATTGATGGAATATTATTTAAATTTTCTATATTACTTCTTATTAAATAATTCTTTCCAGATTTATAAATTTTTATTGTAGGACTAAATGAATTATCTATATCATCTTCTTCTAAATCATTTTGAAACCATTCACTCTTTTTTGAAAAAATCAACTTTTTACATTTCTCTTCTAACTTTTCAAACCAATTTATAATAACTACATCATTTTTGTTAAACATTAAATCACAATAATACTTTTTTCCAGATTTTATTATTCCTTGTTTTGTTTTACTTTTACTTGTTTGTATATATAATGGATTTTTATTATATTCTATTTTTGTAAAATATGCATTACCTTGAATACTTGATGGATATGCTAAAGTTAATTTATTAAAATCAAATGTTTCATTCACTTCATAAATATTTTCCATATTATTCAAAATATAGAAAATAATTTTTTTATTAACACGAATAATTTAATAAATATTTTATATTTATTAAATATGAAAGATTCTGTAGTTCAACATTGTTTAGATATTTTAAAAAGAGATGATATTAAAAATGAAATTAAAGTTTTATTTAATCCTGTAATAGAACTCATATTATATGAAATTAATCCATATATTTATAGTATTATATCATTCATATTTTTAATCTTTATAATGAATTTAGCAATACTTATTATTTTAATTTTTAGTATGCGTAATAAAAAATATTTTTTTAATTAATTTATATTATTTAGAAATATATCTTCTCAATCTTATATATAATGGTGAATACAAATCTTTCAAATCCATCAGGTCACGCAGCAAATGTCATGAAACCTATGTCTAGTGGTTCTATGTCTAATATGAAAAGTGGTTCTAGTATGCCTGCTACTACTATGAAAACCGGTATGAAAGGTGGTATGAATGGAGTTTCTAGTGCAACTACGTATGGAACATCTGTTAATGGATCACTGCAAACACAAACAAATAATGCATTCGGCGCTGGAAGAGATAGTAATAGTTCAGTTGGTACATCAGGACAAAATTCTGGAAGTATGTATACACCTAATAGTAGTCAATTAAGTTCAGCACAATCCGGTGGAAGAAGAAGAAGAAGAAGAGGAAGATCTGTAAAAAGAGGAGGAGGATGTGGCGGAACTTGTGGTCTTATGAAAGGTGGAACTACTAAAAGAGGAGGAAGTAGAAGAGGAAGAAGAAGAAGAAGAGGAACACGTGGTGGTTTTTTTCCAATTGTTTCTCAAGCAATTCCTCCTTTTTCAATTTTAGCAGCACAACAAATGTATAATCCTAAACATAGTAAAAGTAAAAGTAAAAGTTTTACTAAAAGTTTAAGTAGAAGTTTAAATTTATAATAATATTATAATTAATAATATATAGATAACAATTTTATAACTATTATAAAGCGTTTTTATAATAATTAGTTAATATATATAATATTTATAATTATGAATAATATAGAAGGATATATAGGAGGAAATGAATTAATATTTAATACAGATTACAAAACTAATATACATTCAGGTGGATTTAATGTAAATTCTATTATGATGAGAGCAGGTATGTCTCCTATAATTACTATGAATGATCAAAGTGGCGGCGGTAGTGATGGAAATTTAAAAAATGTATCTGATTTATTTAATAGTTTAGTAATTCCTTGTTGGTTAACAAATTATAATAGTATTAATGAAAAATATGAAGATGATGATGATGAGGAAGATGAAGTTATTGATGATAAATTACATACTGAATTAATTGAATTAGCAAAAAAAAGTAATTTAAAAAAGAAATCTACCCATAAAAATAAAATAAAAACAAATAAAACTAAAACATCTAAAACATCTAAAACATCTAAAACATCTAAAACGAAATAATAATAATAATATCTATTTAAAGAACTGGATTTATACTCCCCATTTATTATAATTAAATGGAGATACTAATATTTCATCTACTTTGGTTTTCCAATAATCCACACGTTTTTGAAAATCGGATTCTTGCGCAGTTTCAGGATATGCCGTAGATGTTTGCATTAATTCATCTTCTTCTTGAGTAATTTTAGGTTTATATCCAAAACAATTTACTCCAAATTTAATTTTAGGATTTGCCATATAACCACCATTAATACCAGTTCTACCACAATCATTTTTATGACCTTCTATTGTTTGTAAATGGTCATAAGTTTGTTTTTGAGTTGGAAATAAAGCTAATTGATTCGCTGACCATCCATAATTACACCATTCAGCTCCATTATTATATGCTTTTTCTATTTGATCATACGTGGCTAAATTAGATCCATATGCTTTACATATAGCATCTGCATTTTCATAATCATAATAATTTCCAGGTATATTGAACACTTGTTTTTTAAATTTCATTTCAGGAACTGGAGCAGGTTGCGGATATGTATTTTGATCTACGACAATATCCACTTTTGGATGAGATGTAAATAAATCTTGAAGATATGCTTTTACATTTATACTAAAAAAATATTGAAATGCATTAATTACAATTAAAATTATTAAAATAAATATAATAATACCTTTTATAATACTTGAATTTGATTTATTTGAAACTGAATTAGATGCAGTACTAACACCATTATTTCCTAAAGATGATGAAAATATATAATACGATATAATAATTAGAATAAAAATAATAAAAACAGTCGGATTTAATATATATTTATTTAAATTATTATACATATTTACTGGATCAGTTGTTGTTGTCGTATTTACTACTTCCATTTATAATATATAAATAGTTAAATAAATAAATAAATATTATTATTAAATATTATTATTAAATATTATTATTAAATATTATTATTTAATATTATTATTAAATATTATTATATTTTAGTCTATAAAATAAAACATATGCTTTTTCAGTAATAATTGAATGTATGGTTTCTATTTCTGAAACAATTGTGTCATTATAATGATACCATTTGTTATTTGCATTTTTTACATAACACGTATAATGACCTCCAATTACTCCACCACTATGATTACATACACCATATAACTCATATTTGTAACTATTTTTTTTATATCCAATTACATAATTAGACAAATCTAATTCTTCAATAGGAAATGTGATTAAAATTTTATTTTTTTGAAAATTATTATTAAATCTTTTAAAATCGAATACTAACACATTTGGAAAAGACCAAAATTGTATTTTTTTTTTAATATTTATCTTTTCTTTAGTATTCTCATTATACCAAGAATTCTCTCCTTCTAATATTTCATCTTCAACATAAAAATTTAAACAATCTATTAAGGAAGGAGATTTATTATTAGATGGTATGGATAAATTTATCATAAAATATGGTTCTGGAATTAATTTTACTATTTCATTTGTTTCTAAATTTTTTAGTTCTGTAATATGAATCGCATAAAATAAATTCCAGATTTCTGAATAATCTTTTGAATACATTTTTTGTATCATTTCAAAACATTGAATAGCTATTTTATCAGTTAAATTTTCTATATTACCGCTTATTTTCATTTGTATTTCACGTGATAATGAATTATGAAAACAATCTATTACAAATAATAAAAATTCTGGAAGATCATTTTGTGAATATCCTGTAAACATTTCTATTTTTTTAAATTCAGATACTTGTTGTATAGTTCTAATAAATTTACCTGGTGAAATTACGCAATTATTTTTCCACATCATTTTTCTTAAATCATCCCATTCTATAATTAAATTTGATTCATATATATTTTTAATTTTATTTCTTATATTTTTATGATTTAATAAATTATTTAATTCATATGTATGAGAAATTATTTGCATACATGAATTTATAAAACATGTATTCCCTAAATTAGATAACCCTGTTAATCCTTTATCTTTATAAATTGAATTATTTATCATTTTATAGAATAATATAATTATATATTTAAACACATTCTATAATATATACAATAATAATGAATTCACAAATTGTTTTTATATTAAATACTATGTATAATGATAATTTAAGACAAATACGTGAATTAAGTAATTCAAATACTGAAATACGTAATATAATCGTTCAAATATTTAATTCATCAACTAATTTATTTGGTAATTTTAATACTAATTCATCTACTAATCCATATACTAATTTATTTGGTAATTTTAATACCAATCCATCTACTACTAATCCATTTATTAATCGTAATACCAATCCATCTACTACTAATCCATCTATTAATCGTAATACAAATTCATCTACTACTTATCCATCTAATAATTTATTTGGTAATTTTAATACCAATTCATCTACTACTTATCCATCTAATAATTTATTTGGTAATTTTAATACCAATTCATCTACTACTTATCCATCTAATAATTTATTTGGTAATTCATCTACTATTTATCCATCTAGTAATTTATTTGGTAATTTTAATAATTCATCTACTAATAGTACAAGTACTAATACTAATAATACAAATCCTTCATTTTTTTCTAATTATACAACATTACGCAATTTAGAACAATTATCGCCAATTATTCCTACTTTAACTCAATTTACAAATGCTACTAGACAAATTAGATATGCTGATATTATTTTACCTAATAATACATCTTGTCCTATATCACTTAATACTTTTCTAGATAATGAAGTAGTTACAATAATAAAACATTGTAATCATATTTTTAATAATAATTCATTAAATAATTGGTTTAAAATTAGTTGTAAATGTCCTGTTTGTAGATATGATATTAGAAATTATAATATTGAACCAGATTTAGATACATTAATTAATGATGATACTAATAATGATACTAATAATGATACTAATGATGATACTAATGATGATACTAATGATGATACTAATGATGATACTAATGATGATACTAATGGTCATACTAATGATAATACTAATAATGATACTAATAATATAAATAATACACATTCATTAATTCATAATTTGATTAATAGATTAAATATAGGTGATTTAAATTTTGATATTTCTAATAATAGAATCGATTATATTTCAGAACCTATAATAATTACAGTATTAATTTAATTTAAAAAAAATATAATATTTAATACAAATATAAAGATTATATATTAAATATGATAAATGGACACAACTACAAATGTTGACAATATATTAAATCTATTAAATCTTGAATATGATGTTGAATATGATGTTGAAAGTGATGATGAAACTGATCATGATACTGATGTTGAAAGTGATGATGAAAGTGATGATGATATTGATGTTAACAATGATATTGACAATGATGGTGATACTGATGTTGAATCAGATTCAGATTCTGAAATTGAAGTAGAAACAGAAACAGAAACAGAAACAGAAAATGAAAATGATAATATTGAATTATATAAAAAAAATTTTTATACTATATTTTTTCAAATAAATATAATATATATATATTTTATAATTTATTTATATTTTATATTATATATAGTAAATATATATAACATACATAAAATACATAATACTATAAATTAATTATTTTAATGAAAATGTAATGAGTTTTTCTATATTATTATTATTTTGTGTTTCACTATATAAACATTGAAATATATTTTCATAATTAAGCCAAGAATATATATTTGAAATATCAGGTATTGAACGAAATTTACCAATATTAACATATTTTTTTAAATTAGTATTTCGCCATAGTTGTCTATCATCATATAAATCAAACATAGAATTTAAATACCATTCACTATCATCACTGTAAATAATACGTTTTTCTTGTGATTCAATTTTTAAACAATACAATGAATTATTTTTCCAAGAATCAACCATAATTGGAAAATCCGTATCGTTATGAAAATTAATGAATTTCGACATTTTGATTTGTAATTGTAAATGTAAATAATATAATATTTATATTTACAATCAATTTTTTTTATAATTAATATATTAATTATTAAATACTTTTATTATTAAATACTTTTATTATTAAAATATTATATTATTAAAATATTATATTATTAAAATATTATATTATTAAAATATTATATTATTAAATACTTATTATTTAATAATAAGTATTTAATAAATAAATAGTTAAATATTAAAATAAACAAGACATCATGCATTTTTTACAATCTTCCGCACATTTTAAAGAATTAAAACATTCATAACATTCTTTATGTTTTAAATTTTTACATTTAATATGACAATTAAAAGAACCATCTTTACATATTTTCATTATTTTATACATTTCAACAATATGTTTTTTTAAAGGATTATCACAACAACATTCTAAACAAGAATTACAACATTTAATACAATCTTCACAATATAAAATACATTCTTTAACTTTGTCAGTTTGTTCTTGATTTTTCAAATGATTAATACAATTATTACAACTGCGAATACATTGTTGACAACATTTTTTTCTGTAAGCATTCATCTAGCAATATAATTATGTTATATATTTTTTTTTGCGAAAAATTTAGTTAAAGATTGTTCTCCATTTATTTCATTATTCGTTTTTATTAAATATTCACTAAATAATAAATTTTTAATTTCTTTACAACGTAAATCTTCTAATTTTTCTTCTAATTTAATATTATTAGAATATTCTTTACGTAAAGCTTCTACATTTTTTTTATATTTACTTAAACAAGGTCTTTTATTTAATAAAATCCAAATTTTTTCTAAAACTAATGCGAATAATTGTTGAACAGGTTTCATAATTTGATTTGTAATATAAAAAGAATAATCTATTTTAAGATTATTTTCAAGAATAAATGCAGGTGTTTCAATTTTATCACCTTGAAGACATTTTTTATTTTTAGTAACGATATATACAAAAGGTATTCTATCTCCAGAACAGAATTTATTACCTGGGTCTCTCGCAGTAATTCTATCTGATAATACTTTATGTGCAATTGATTTTGGATTTTTATATCCAGAACGTAATGATTTTGTTATTATTAATTTATCCATCGCATATTTTTGATTAACCATATTTTCTAAACAATTTTTTAAAAATTCCATTGCTTCTTGAATATTTTGTTTATTCATTAAAATATCAATAATTCCACCATAAATATCTTTTACAATGGGAGCATTATCTCGTCTTTTTAATACAATACCCATTTCTTTTCTTTTACCTTTAGTAATATCTGATTCATAAAGAATACCAACATATCTTTTTTTAGATAATAAACAAAATGGCATAAATGTTTTTTCATATTCTAAATCGTGTGGGTTTTTTAAAAATTGTGAAGCTAAATGTCCAGCTTGTTTGGCTAATTCAATTGTAATTTCTAATGCCTTCATTCCACGAATTGGAATACCATCTAAAGTTTGTAAATTAAATGTAAAGAATACACTATCGGTATCTCCATATATATATTCGGCTTTTGTTAAAACAGGATCATAATTGGTTGTATTACAAATGCGATTTCCATAACATTCTTCAATAATAGTTTTAGCATAAACTAATAATTTTCTTCCAATAGCAGTGGTACAAGCAGCAATATCTTTTTCATAAAAAGTGCTAGTTTTTGCTCCGCATTGTCCATACAATGAATTAGCAGTTAATTTATATCCAATTTGTCTTTGGTCTAAAATATTTTTCATAAAATCATCCGTTTGTAAAGGAATTAACTTTCTAGTATCTTTTCGTGCTTTCAATAATTCTTTTAAAATTGAAGGCATAATAGCACCATTGTCATCTGTATTAGATTGCACGAATCGGCATATTTTAAATCCACATTTTATTTTTTCTGCTGAAGCTTTTGGATGTTTTTTAAAATACTTATATGTATCATATTCAATATTAACATATTCATAATTCGGCAAATTATCATAAATATACTTTTCGTGTTTATCTTTTTCTCCCCATTCTTCAACTAAATTTCCAGCTAAATCATATTCACGTGTCCATACTTTACTATCGTGTGATAAATTTTCACTAATCATAGAACTTGGATATAAAGAAGCATAATCTACACAAGCTACTGGATTATCTAAATATAAATCACATTTAGGTTCTAATACAATCGCACCTTCATAACCTTCATCTAATTCTCCTTTTTCAATTACTGGCATTAACGTTTTTTTCTCACGACATTTTTTTGATACAAAACTAGTTAATTTAATACCTTGACCTCTCATAATTAAGAAATTTATCGGAACACTACAAATCTTTGCCATTTCAATATAACCTGTAAGAATATCTGATTTATTAAATAAATAATGAACTAAATTACAATCTTGAATACAATATTTTGCAATAATAGATCTATCATCTGCACTTCCATTTGTCATTCTAAATATATCTTTTGGGGTTATATCATCTTTTGCTAAACACCATCTTACTTTTTTCTCAAAATCCGGATTTATTCTATTATTAATCGTAAATTTATTATTTTTTTCATCTATTTCAATTACTAAATATTTATTTCCATTATCATAATAATCTACTGAATGACCTATTTCTTCAAAATGCACAAAACTACCTACTAATAATCCTGTCATATTTGATGATATTATAATAGTATTATTTTCAATAGTATGTTCTATTTTTTTTATAAAATCACCTATAAAATTACCTGCTACATAATCCAATTTATATGATATTAAATTCGTTTCACGACGATAGAAATTATATAAATCAATTTGTAAACGTCCATTCATTTTAATAAATCTTAAATCGTGTTGTCCACTTGCTATTTGAATTGAACTTTCTTCGATTTTATATTTATTCGTATCTTTATCTATTGTTCCACATATATCATCTTCATTTCTTGATAATTTTAAAAAATCTTCTACACAATTGTTTTCTTCAGCACGTCTAAACATAAATTCATAATCAAAACCAAATATATTATATCCTATAATAATATCCGGATTTTCTCGTTGAACTAATTGTTGCCATGATAATAATACTTCTTTTTCTGAATTATAAGATTCTATTATACTATTTTGTATTGGAATAGTAGAACACGTATTTAATGCAATACAATGATTAAAATATGGATTTATTTCTCCATAATTCATAAATGTTGAACCTATAAAAGTTATTTTATCTCCTTCTAATTTAGGAAATATATGATTTAATGAATTATTTAATTCATTTAATTTACCTTCACGTTCAAATAATGGATCACATAATATATCTACAATTGTTGCTTTATTATTTAAATATGATTTTACATTTTTATTATTATTCTCTTCTTCATCTTCATTATTTATTGATTTACTCAGTTTTTCATAATAATATTCTATTGAATTATTTAAATTAAATTCCGCAGATTTACAGTTCTTTATTTGCGATTCTAACCATATTTCACATAATTTTAAAATATCTTCTTTTGAAGATGGACTTGACTTGGGATATACTATATCAATCTGAGGTATTATTTCATATCCAAATGCTGCTAAAATAATTCTTCTTAACAAATTTTTACATATTTCTTTTGTTATTTCTATTTTACTATTTTCAAAATATTCTATAATATTTGATGCTAATTTTTTATAAGTTTTAATTGGAACAGGAAAATCTCCATGACTACTACTTGCTTCTATATCAAAACTCATTATTTTATAAGGAACACGGGTTTCTTTATCATTTAAAGGTATTATATCTTCATAAATCGTTTTTAATTCATAATCACAATTTACACTTTTTTGATTATTATTTTCAATTACTCTTCTTTTGGGAATTGCTACCCATCCTGAAGGACTTATATCTTTTATATGAAAAAATCTTAATAATGGCGGAATATTGGCTTCATATAATCTTATATTTGTATTATTAAATTCATATCCATCTTTTAATAATAAATGACCTTTATCATACTCTGAATACCATAAATTCTTTACTTTATTAAACGCATTCATATTCGCAAATTCTAAATATATAAATTTATGTTCTTTTCCACCATCAAAACCATATAATTTCTTTCGCTTTATTATTTTACATTCTGTAATACTATTTTTATAATATCCACCTATCTTTTGTTTTAAATGATCTCTAAATTTTTCTTTAGTTTTTATCGTCCAGGTATCATTTACCATTACATAAAAGAACGGCTTATACCCTTCCGCTATTATTGAATAGGTTTTTCCTAATTCATCTACACCAAAAATTTGAATTACAAAAATAGCATTATCTATATAACTTGGAGATTCCTCTTCATCTGTTGATTCTTCTTTACTATTGTAAACATTAAAATCGAAAATTTTAAAAATGTGTTCCATTTGAATTTATATTATAAATTATGTTTATTTCATTTAATACAATCAATTTTATTAATAATAAATATTTATTATATAATGGCTTTTTCATTAAAACATTCTATTATAACTACTCCAACTGGAGAAGTTATTACAAATGTAATATATAGTTTACCTATTGAACCTTTACCTAATGAACGATTTGAAGAAATACCTCAACACACTGAAATAATATCACACTTAAATAACATTATTTTTCCTTTAAATCAATTAATTTTTAATTATTTATCAAATTGTACTACAATTGGAAAAACTTGTAAAACTTCGACTTTTAGAAATAAAACATTTTATACTTGCTGTATTTATAATGCTATTATTATTGGATTCTTATATAAATTTTTTATTTTAGATAATAGTAATACATTTCTTTTTTTATTAAACCAACAAAAAGTTCTTACAAATGCTAATAATTTTTTTTATTTTTTATCTCTTTATCAAAATCCACCAATGTGTTATATGCAACTAAATTATCATTATTGTAGTCCTGAACATCGTATTACATTAGAAATAGTACAATCATTACCTAGAATATTACCTAATGAAACTTGTTTTGTTTATATGACTGATGATGAAAATATTTTACATTGTTTTTTATGTATTATAGTTGGTGACTTTGTTATTGTTATTGATACATGGGCTACTATTCGTAGTGTTTGGATACGAGCATATTTAATTACTGAATTTAATACTATTATATCACGAATTCAAAATAATGATAATCAACAATTATTTATTAATTATTTATTTCGTTATTATCACGAAACATTTGCATATGTTAATGTAAAATTTTATTTTTTACCATTTTCACATCCATCATTTATTGATGCTTATTCCGCAGCAAATCGAGAGAATACTTTAAAATATGGTGGTAAAAGTAAAAAGAGTAAAAAGAGTAAAAAAAGTAAAAAGAGTAAAAAAAATAAAAAGAGTAAAAAAAATAAAAAATAATTATTTGTATTTTATATATATATTTAATTATTAAAATACTTAATTAATATATTAATTTAAATATATTAATTAAGTATTTTAATAATAATGGATAGTATTGAAGCTGTTGCAGTATTTACAGATAATATTAAAGGAACTGTTAAATTTAAAGAAAATAATTATGATGATAATATTAATATTTCATTAAATATTAGTGGATTAACTCCAAATAGCAAACACGGATTTCATATACATGAAGCAGGAGATTTAACTGATAAATGTACTAGTATGTGTTCTCATTTTAATCCATTGCATAAAACACATGGATGTCCTGGAATGAAAAATAGACACGTTGGTGATTTGGGAAATATTCATACAAATTCTAAAGGTGAATGTAAGTATTCATTTAATGATAATATTATTAAACTTAGAGGTAGTAAATATAATATAATCGGTCGTGGATTAATTATACATGCAGATGAAGATGATTGTGGTAAAGGTGGAGATGATGAAAGTTTAAAAACAGGTAATGCTGGAAAAAGAATAGCTTGTGCCGTTATTGGTTATTCCAAAAATAATTTTAAATGTTAAAAAAAAATTTATAAAATTTATAATAAAATATAAATTTTTAAATATAATAAATATTAAAATACTTATTATATTTAATTTAAAATTATTATATAAAATATATAAATTACAAGTATAAATAAGATACAATTTATTATACTAAAATATAAATTTACAAGATCTTCATTAGTTAAAATTATAGGAAATATAAATGGATGTGGAAATTCACGCATAATAATAGGTAATTGTTGTTCTTGTAATTGTTCTTCTATATTTTCTATTTTTATAGAATCTATTTCATCACAATATATGGATAAATATTTACTTAATTGTTTATTAATTATTGTAATTGATGTTATTTCTTGACGACATAAAGGACATAACAATGGCACAACAGAATTATTTTTAAAACTATTACTAATCATACATGATATAATACATTTAAAACAATATTTATGATTACATTTAGTAATTATTAAATTATTTAATGGTATATTAGTTTCACATAAACAAATCGGACATAATATATCTGGTTCTGATTCATCTTTATAAATTATATTAAAATTAGAAAATACTTTTATTTTTATATTATATTTAAATTTAGGGTTGTATAAATGCCATATATAATATTGAATATTTGATTCTGTTATATTAATTAAGAGAGATAATATTTTAATAAAAGAATTTTTATTAATACTAATTTCAATTAATTGTTGATATATTAATTGTACATCTTTTTCTGTTATAGATGATTTTAGTTTAACTACATAATCATAATAATATAATGAAATATGTAGTATTAAGGATGGTAACATATTTATATCCAAATTAAAATTTTCGGATTTATTACATTTATATAAAATAATTTTAAGTTCATCAGTTGTTTTTGTTAATAACCAATGTCTTAAAAAATGTATAAATCTAAATTTATTATTTAGACTGTCTGTCATATGTTGATATATTAAATCAGATATACAATAACTAAATATAGTTGCTTCACATATTTCATTATGTAATATTTCAATACTAGGATGATTACATTCGGATATATTATGTGTTGTATCATTACAATATAAACACAATTTACGAGGAATATTGACATTTTCAATTTGTTGTGATTGTTGTGATTGTTGTGATGTAATGTCCGCCATTGTTGAATTAAACCGTTTAATTACTATAATTTAGAATTACAAAAGTAAAGTAATTCAATTTTTTTTATAATTATATTAAATATTATATTTTTTTCTAGTTTTTTTATGAGATTTTATATATTTTTTTTTACTTTTAAATTTATCTATTTTTGTTATATTTTTCTCTCCAGAATTTAAATTTATCCATTCTATAAATGAATCTATTGTTCTATTTTTCTCTTTTATATTACTATCTTCAAAATTTTCACTTATTTCTCCTTTATTTGTAATAAAACGAATTGTAGGAAAAGAATGAATTTCTGATTTAATAAAATTTAAGTTTTTTACTACATTTTCATTTATATCAACAATCATAATATTAGGCTTATTTACAAAATGTAAATTTAATATATTTTGTAATTTTTTCCATTCAGGACAAGTAGCCATACATGGCGGACAATTCTCCATATAAACTAAAATAAATAATTTATTTGTTTTTTTTTTCATAAAAGTATTTAATTTATTAATATCATTATTAAAACTTTTTGAATTTTTATTTATATGTAAAAATCCCATTATATATAATTAAATAGATTATAAAAATTAACAATTTTATTCTTATAATATATAATGACATTAACTTATTTATTTATATTTGTATTTATAATTGGATTACTTTTTTATGTTAAAAAAAACTCTACACAATATGAAAGTTTAACAAATAATAATAGTTCATCTAGTTCATCTAATTCATCTAGATGTCCTAATATGTTAATTCAAAAAGGATCACAATTTTATTTATATAATTCAAATTTAGCACAAGTCCCAGGTGTTAATCCAGTTGAATTTGATAATTTAGAAGATTATACTGAATTTTTATCATGGCAAAAAAGTCAAAATATTGTATGTCCTGTTTTATATTTACAAGAAACATATGATGCACAAGGCAATCGTGTTTATAAATCCAGACCTAGTGTATCTGAACCTCAAGGAGGATTACCTCCTAGTATATCTCCGTATAATTTAGCATCATCCCATTCATTAGTTATATCTACACCTTCTACATCTACATCTACTACAACTGCTTTACCTAGTTCATCAACTGTATCTAATACATCTACACCATATAACACATCTAATTCATCTAATCCATATAGTATTTCATCATCTACATCTACACCTACTTCATCATCTACACCTACTTCATCATCTACACCTACTTCATCATCTACATCTTTAGAAACATCTAAATCTACAATAAGTCCTAATCCAATGGATCCTAATTGGGGAGGTAGTGAATATACACAAAGTTTAATTGATAAAGGATTGTATAAAAATAATAGTGTTTCAGTATATGTTAATTAATTAAAATTAAGTTGCATCTAAAAATTTCATTACATTATTTAATGCTTGTTTAGATTCATTTAAACAATTTAAATTTGAAAATCCACTAAGAGGTGATGATACATCAATTGATAATACAGTTTCTAACATTAAATTATTTATTAAATCATCTAAATTTAAAATTATAGTTTCATAATCTGTTCGATATTTTGTTACTAAAACAGTATCTTGTAATTGAATACTTGTTGCTTTTACTGTAGCACTATAAGATGTTGCATTTCCAGCTATTCCATTACTTACTGTACTTGTTGAATTACCTGATGCATCTGTCATACCTTCACGATTTAATTTAATATATTTATATAGTAAATATATAATAACACAAATACCAATAAATATTATTAATTGTATTAATTCTTTCATATATTCTATTTTTATTTTTTTAATAAAAATTTTACTATATTTAATAAACTGGTTTTATTTATTTTCCTAAGTTTACCTTTATTATTTGTATATAAAATATCTTTTAAACAATTATTATTATTTTCTATTTCTTTTATTAAATTCGGTAGATTTTTATATTTTTCCATTATAACTAAAGCTGTAACTGAACTTATTCCAGGAATTTGACATAACATTATCTCTCCTATATTATCTGGAGTTATATTATCTTTTTTTATTTTTTTCACAACACTGACATAATCTTTTTCAGTTGGTTCTATTTCTATTTCTATTTCTATTATTTCTATTGGTTCTATTAGTTTTATTATTTCTATTGGTTTTATTTTTGTATTTTTACTTTCATTTTCAATTGGTTTTATTTCTATATTTTCGGTATTTTCTATATTAGGTTGAGTTGTATAATTTAAATTTTTATAAAATGGTTTTTTACTTGTTTCCTTTTCTAATTTATAAACCATATTACAAATTACCATTGCCGTTTCTTGTAATGAATTTGTTCTAAATAAAGAAAAACCTTTATAATAATTTAAAGAAAACATTGCTGAATATATTGTTAAATTATCTATATTTTTATTTTTAAAACATTGTGGTCGATTTACATCACCTTCTATAAGATAAATTATATTATGATTATGAGTAGGTGATCCATTTAATCTATATGATTGTTCTTCATATCTACCGTCTTTAATACTAGAAAGTAAATCAGATATAGTTTTTCTTTCTATTATAATTTTTTCTTCATCATCATCATCACTTATAATAATATCTCCAATATTTAATGTTTCAGATTTTATTATTATTTTATTAAATTTTGGAGTATTAGATATAAGATATTGTATTTGTTGTAATAAATCTTTCTCTCTAATATCAATTTTAATAAACATTTGATTATTAATAAATAATAAATTATTATTAAATCATTTTAATAATAATAATAATAATATTTTTAATAAATAATAATTCATTAACCCATATTACCACTAATTGTAGCACGATATCCATATTTCTGTGTTTGAATAGTTAGATTTGGTCTACAAATTAAAGGTACTGATTGAGGTGCACCAACTAACATTACATTACTTTGTAAATACCATCCAACTCTTGGTGCAATACCTGCTTTTTTATTTCCTCCACACGTAGGTCTATTAACAATTGATGCTTGATTGCGAGCGGCTTTACCTGCTGACATTAATACCATTATAATATATATAAATATTATATTATTCTAAACAATAAAAATTAATAAAAAATGAATTTGTATAATTTACATATAAAGATTATAATATTTGTAATATTTGTAATATTTGTAATATTTAATTCTAAATATATAATCTTTATATAATTTACATATAAAGATTAATTGTAAATTATATAAATATAATGGCTGAATTTAAAATTAATCATGATGATGATATTATTAAAACAGAAGAAGGATTTATTTTTAATCCTTATAATTCTTTAAATATAAAGATTACATTGAATGACGTTCAATTTATTCTTTCTAAATATGGATTACCACCAATTGTTAATAATATGGCTCTTTATGAAAGAGCTTTTGTTCATCGTTCTTATACTAAACGTCCTTATTTTGAAAATTTACAACAAAAAATTACAATTGTTGAATGTCCAACGAATTGTATGACACTTAGCAGTAAATCTAATGAACGACTTGAATTTTTAGGTGATGGAGTTTTGGAATGTATTACTAAATATTTGTTATATAGACGTTTCCCTAAAGCAGATGAAGGATTTATGACGGAAAAAAAAATAGCTATTGTTAAAAATGAAGCTATTGGTAAAATAGCATATGAAATGGAAATATATAAATGGCTTATATTATCTAAACACGCTGAAGAAAAAAAAATCCGAACTAATTTAAAAAAATTAGGTTGTTTATTTGAATCTTTGATTGGAGCTATTTTTTTGGATTTTAATAAAATTTCTATTAAAGATGAAGATAAATGGTTTGAAAATATATTTATTACAGGACCAGGATTTCAAATGGCACAAGTTTTTATTGAAAATGTATTTAAAGAACATATTGATTGGGTTGAACTTATTCAAAATGATGATAATTATAAAAATATTTTACAAGTTAAAATTCAAAAAGAATTTAAAGTTACACCTTATTATTTAGAAATCGATCATGATGTTGAATTAGGATACAAAATGGGAGTTTATTTATGTTTAAATTGTAGTATACATAATTTAAAACACAATGATGCTATTGATATATCATTATTTAAAAATTTTAAATCTATTCATACTCATATTTTAGAAAATGGAAAAGTATTTATTTTTATGGGTAAAGGACAACATAAAATTAAACGTAAAGCGGAACAATTAGCTTGTAATACAGTTTTAAAAATTATTAAACTTTTTAATGAAAAATAATATAATTTATAATAATGAAGAATAATATAATTATAAAGTTATAATTATATTATTTATTATATTTAAATTATATAAATGAATCCTTTAGATGCTTTAAAAGAAAAATTAAAGAAGAAACCTATTATTTTACAGAGAGAACCTGTTGTTGTTGTTTTACAAAAACCTATATCAAATGAACCTCTTAAAAAACCTTCTCGAGTACAAGAATATGCATCTGAATTACAAGAATTTGAACCTCAAATTCAAAATGAATCTGAATTAAATGAACCCGCAACTGAATTAAAAGAATTTGAACCTAAAACACAACCTACTATTACACCTTCTATTATTGTTGATGAAACTTATAAAGGTTATGATCGTGATGCTCTTCTTAAAAAATTAGCTGAAAATAAAAAAAAATTAGTTACAATTAAACCTGTTATATCAATTTCTGAAGAAAAACAATTCACAGAACCTATAGCTTCAGTTCCACCTTCAGTTCCGGTTTCAGTTCCGACTTCAGTTCCGGTTTCAGTTCCGGTTTCAGTTCCGGTTTCAGAAACGGAACCTATTAAAATAAAAAAGAAAAAAATAAAATTTATTATACAAGAAGATGAACCAGTAATAGTAGAACCAACAGAACCAATAGAACCAACAGAACCAATAGAACCAACAGAACCAATAGAACCAATAGAACCAACAGAACCATCCATATCTTTATCTACAACTACACCAGTTCTAAAAAAAACATCTAAATCTTCTAAATTAAAAGAAATTATACCTATTCAACTTTCAGAAATATCTAGATTAACTCCACCAATTGAAAAAGGTGTTTCTATATTAGGTCCAGAATCTCTTGTAACATTTGAAGATTCCATAAAAGAACGATTACCTACACCAATTGATCCAGTAATTATTAAAAGTTCTAAATATTTTATGAATAATAGAATGATTTTTGTCAATTTTATTAATACTATTTTTCAACCTTATCGAGAAGAAGTTGAAAGAGAATTAAAAGAAATAGAAACTAATCCTACTAGTAAAAAATCGGGAGAATTCTCTCTTTTAACTCATCAAAAGATTGTTAGAGATTATATTAATTTATATACTCCATATCGTGGATTATTATTATATCATGGACTGGGTTCTGGTAAAACGTGTACTTCTATTGCTATAGCTGAAGGTATGAAAAGTTCTAGAAAAATAATAATTATGTTACCTAAATCTTTACTTGAAGGATATGTATCCGAATTAAAACATTGTGGTGATTTAATTTATAAAAGAAATCAATATTGGGAATGGATTGATACTGAATTACATCCAGAATTATTATCAATAATTTCAGCTGTATTAAATCTACCATTAGAATATATTCGTTCTAACAAAGGAGCTTATTTTATTAATATTAAAAATCCATCTAATTATCAAGAATTAAATGATGCCAATAAATTAAAATTAGATAATCAAATAAATGAAATGATTAAACAAAAATACCAATTTATTAAATATAATGGATTACGTTCTCAAAAATTATATGAAATGACTGAAGGATTTACAAAAAATATATTTGATAATTCTGTAGTAATTATAGATGAAGTTCATAATTTAATTAGTAGAATTGTGAATAAATTAAAAAGAGAACCTGCGATATCTGGTGAAGAGAGAAGAAAAACAAAAGCAAAGTCTGGAGAAGAAACACACGAAAATGAAAGTATATTTGGAGAACATACTCCGATTAATTTAGCAACTAAATTATATTATATGTTATTAAGAGCTAAAAATGTGCGTATTGTATTTTTATCAGGAACTCCTATTATTAATTATCCGAATGAATTTGCGATTCTTTTTAATATTTTAAGAGGATATATTAAAACCTGGAAAATAAGTTTAAATGCTAAAGGTAACTCTATAAATAAAGAAGAATTATCTCATATGTTATTAGGTGAAAAATCAGTAGATTATTTAGATTATTCACATAGTAAACAAATCTTAACTATAACAAGAAACCCATTTGGATTTAAAAATAAAATAACAAAAGATTTAAAATATCACGGAGTTTCTAATATTATAAAAAATACAAATGATCAAATTATATTTGATAATAGTACTTCTTCTGATGAAACATTTGAAAAGCAGATTCTTCATATATTAAAAAAGAATAATATTGAAATAAGTAACGTTCAAATTATAAATTATAAAGCTTTACCAGATGATTTTAATACTTTTATGTCTAATTATGTAAATGATGATAAATCACTTAAAAATACAGATATATTACAAAGAAGAATTTTAGGATTATCTTCTTATTTTAAAAGTAGTCAAGAAAGCTTATTCCCTAAATATAATACAATGTCTGATTATCACGTTATTCGAATACCTATGAGTGATGTTCAATTCAAAATTTATGAATCCGCACGTAAAGATGAGAGAAAAGTTGAAAAAAAAAGAAAAATACCAACTGGAACTGATTTGTTTGAAGAAAAAACATCTACATATCGTATTTTCTCTCGATTGTTTTGTAATTATGTTATACCTGAAAGACCTATGCCTATTATTAAAAAAAAAGGAAAACAAAAAAAAACAACCGAATCTTCTGAATCTACTGAAACAGAAGAAACTATACTTTCTATACCTTCTACTAAATCTAAAACTAAATCTAAAACTAAAATTTCAGAAACATCTGATTTAACTGAAATATTAAAACAAGGGTTAGAAGAAGAAGAAAATGATGATATTGAAAATGACCGTTTAGGTGAAATTGAAGGAGATGAAATACTTGAAAATATGGGCGGAAATGAATATAAAGAACGACTTTCTTCAGCTGTACAATTCATTAAAGATAACGCTGATGAATTTTTATCTCCGGATGCTCTTCTTATATATAGTCCTAAATTTTTATCAATTCTTGAAAATATACAAAATCCTGAATATGTTGGATTACATTTAGTATATAGTCAATTTAGATCTGCAGAAGGTATTAGTCTTTTTAGTGCAGTTCTTGATAATAATGGTTTCGCAAAATTTTCTATTTCTAAAAATTCTCACGGAGTATGGGTAATTGATGAATCTACTATGACTAGTGGAAAATCTACATATGCTTTATATACCGGCACTGAATCCGATGAAGAAAAAAAAATTATTAAACACATTTATAATGGACAATGGGATTTAATTCCTGAAAGCATTAGCAGTATATTAAAAAATAGTTTTACTAATAATAATATGGGAGAAGTTATTAAAATATTTATGATTACTTCATCTGGTTCAGAAGGCATTGATTTAAAAAATACACGATATGTTCATATTATGGAACCATATTGGCATCCTGTACGTCCTGAACAAGTTATCGGACGTGCAAGACGTTTTAAAAGTCATATAGAATTACCTAAAGAATATCAAACTGTTGAAGTTTTTATATATATTATGATCTTTTCTAAACAACAATTAGATTCTGATGATGCTATCGAATTAAAAAAATATGATGTATTTAATAAACCAGAAAAAGGACAACCATCTATACCATTTACTAGTGATCAATATTTATATGCTATATCTGAAAATAAAGCTCAATTAACTACAAATCTTATTAATATTATTAAAGAAACTTCTTTTGATTGTTCCATTTATCCTAACGGTCATTGTGTTAATTTTGAAAATCCTACTGAAACTGATTTTGCATATATTCCAGATTATACTAATGAAGTTGAAATTAAAAAAGTAACTCATAGTGCCATTTCAACAAAAGGAGCACGTATTATTTCTAAAAAATTAAATGGAGGAGGAGGAGGAGAAGGAGAAAATGAAGAAGAAAATGAAAGAAAAAGTCTTAATAATACTATACAAATTAATCAACATAAATATGAATATGAAAAAATTAAGGATAACTTTTTTAATATTTTTGATATTAAAAATCATAATAAAATTGCTACATTACAAATAACTGAAAATGGAGAAAAAATATTTAAACATTCACAATTCTAATTTTATTGCAAATGTAAAATAAGTATTTAAACTTCACATTTCATATTTGTAATTTTATTTATTTTGTTAGTTTAAAATCGAAAAAAAATAAAATATTAACTAATAATAATATGGGAGAAGTTATTAAAATATTTTGGATTACTTCATCTGGTTCAGAAGGCATTGATTTAAAAAATACACGATATGTTCATATTATGGAACCATATTGGCGTCCTGTACGTCCTGAACAAGTTATCGGACGTGCAAGACGTTTTAAAAGTCATATAGAATTACCTAAAGAATATCAAACTGTTGAAGTTTTAAACATTCACAATTCTAATTTTATTGCAAATGTAAAATAAGTATTTAAACTTCACATTTCATATTTGTAATTTTATTTATTTTGTTAGTTTAAAATCGAAAAAAAATAAAATATTAACTAATAATGGATTATGATTTTGCTATTATATATTTTGGATTACCTCGTTCAATAAAACAAACATATCAAACTCATATAGATAATATATTTCAAACTTTAAAAAATAAGAATTTAACTTATAAAACATTTTTACATACATGGCAAATTAATGATAATAAACAAATAATTAATGAAAATGTTATTTCACAAGAAATCGATTACAATGAATATAAACTATTAAATCCAGATTTTTATAAAATAGACAGTCAAGAACAATATCTTGACAATATTAATATGGATGATTATTTCTATAAAGATGTATTTGATACAATAGGAAATTGTAATGAAGGAGAATGGTTACCCTTTTTAATTATCAATCATTTATGTGCCTTAGAATCACAAAAAAGAGGTTTTGAAATGGTTGAAAATTTTATAGAAGAAGGAAACAAATTTAAGTATGTTATGTTTATAAGACATGATGTTTATATTTTTAATAAATTACCATTACAAAGTATTTTGTTAAATACTTTTGATATTAGCATACCTAATGATGAACATTATGAAGGATATAATGATAGATTCGCTATTCTTAATTACGAAAAAGCACATATTTATGGAAAAAGAATTAATGAAATTGCTGAATTTAGAAAAACAAATGGAAGAATCGTTTCAGAAAAATATGTTAAATTTATTATAAATAAATATAATTTTAAAATTAATTTTATGAATTTTAAATTTATATTAAAAAGACCTTCTTAATATCTCTCTATTTCTATTTCTATTTTTATAATTTAATTATTGTATTTAATAATTAAATTATATATTTAATGTTTAGTATAACATATTTGATTTACGCATTTTCTTGTTCCTTTTTTACATTTTCCACGACGTATATTGCTAATTCTAACACATACCTTTCCTCTTGCGGTTGTTCGACATCTTCTAGAACCTTTTCTACATCTTCTACCTTTTAAAATTAATGTTCCAGCCATTATAACATATAATAATATAATAATATTAATTTAATATTAAATTAATATTGAAATGACAAAATCTAATATTGTTTTATCATCTTCTGTTAAAGAATTGTATTTATATATATAATTATTTATATGATTTGTTAAATATGTGCTTTTATTTTTTAATAATTTTAATTGTTTAGGTATTATTTTTTTTTGAAATATAATTATTTGTATTTTTTTATTTCTAATAATATGATTTATATTATTATTATTATTGTTAATACTAGTTTTAGTAGACATTATAAATGTCCAAATGTTACTAATAGTAAATATATATAATATATTCATAATAAATAATATATATATTATTATTTAATTTCTTTTAATATATTTAATATATTATCTATTTTAGTATTTAAAGATATTAATTCTAATTCTATTTTTTGTATATGTTCAATTGAACATTTTTTATTTTTATCTTCATTTTTATCTTCATTTTTAGGTTCATTTTCTAATAAAGTTATATTTGAAGATGTATTTATTTTTTTTAATTTGGTAAAAATATTAATATCTTCATTCATATCTTCATTTATATTTTCATTTATATTTTCATTCATATCTTGATATATATCTAAATGAATCGATTCATTATTTTCAAGATATTCTGTATTAGAATTCCATGTAACATTTTTTTTATTTTCTAATTTAGAATTTGATTTGGGTTGAATAAATTTTTCAGTTTTTATAGATGTTTCTTCAGGTTTTAACCAATTATTTACAACAGATGAGTTTAAATTTAAAAAATTAGTGTTATTTAATTGTTCATCATAATTTCTTTTAATAGTAATTTCTTTTAATTTTTCTTCCATTTCATTTATAGGTATATCTTTATATTTATCTAAAAAAATAGGTGTTTCTGGAATTGGTACAGTTATTAATTGTGTAAAATTATCTTTATGTTTAATAAATTCTTTTTCAAATTGTGTTTGTCGATCGGTTTTAATTTCTCCACACGTAATTAATTCATTTAATTCATTTAATTCAGTGTCTTGTTTTTCTTCATATATTTTTATTTTATTAGGTATTTGTTGATGATAATTTTCTGTAATATATTTTAATATTAATAACATATATTTTTTATTAATATCAATTAAATTTAATGTTTTTGATTTTTCTGTTTCAAAAAAATTTTGAATATTATTTGTAAAAATAGTATATATTTTATTTTGAATATTTTTTGATAAAAATTTAAATATATTTAAATCACTTATTAAATCCCATAATGTATTAATATTTTCTTTATTTAAAAAAACGCTACTATTCATTAATATATATTAATAAAAAATAGTGTTTATATTATAATGAATCATTAAAATATATTTTTCTAAAATTATTCATATAGTTATCTTTTAATTTATGCGTTTTTAAATAATGTTGAGTTATTTTATCTTCTAACATATGAATTATAAAATAGAGAGAATACATTCCACATTCGGTATTCCCATATTGATGTTCAAACCCTCTATTATCATCAAATTTAAAATATATTTTCGGATTTAAATTTAAACCTTGTTCTTTTATTCGATTCACAAATGTTATTATTTCTTGTGAAGGACCTTCACCTGTACTATTAAAGAAAAATATCTCTCCTTTTTTTATATTTATAAACATTGATATCCAATGTTCTCCTGGTTTATTATGTGGATCTGTATTAAAAATTATACCTATTTTTGTTTTTTTGTTTTTTATTTCATTTTCAACACTAAACTTACATAAATCATCTAATACACATTCTTGACTTGCTACTTTAGTATCAAAATCAATTGGAGATGGACCTATAAATTTAAAACATTTATATGCTTTTTCATATTGTTTCATTACTTTCAATATATCAATACTTGATAACCATTCATTTGGATTTGAAGACCATTCTTTTGGAGATAATGGTGCAAATGAATCCTTCATATCACTTATTTTTCCAAATCTATTTTCTTGATTTAACCAACACGATTCTTTATTACAAACATTACTTAACTTTTCATTTATTTCACTATGAATATCTATTGGAATTGTTGACACTATTTTTGAATCCATATGTTTATCATTCCATAATTTTTTTAATTTATATAATGATTTATTTGTATAACAAGAATACCCATTTATATCTTCTTTTGATTTAGGACTACAATTCACTTTTGATATAAATTTACTTTTGTTTTTTGTTTTATTTCTTCTACTTTTCATTCTTTGAATACTTTTATGTTTTATTGTCTTCATAAATAATATTTATATAATTATTATTTATAAATTTATAATTTCAATTCTATTTATTTAATATAACTCATAATTGCTAAATTATTAACATTGTTGTTTTGTCATATCTCGAATTTGCATTCGCGTTGAATTCATAAACAGATTTTCACCTATTTTTTCATTTGGAGATGGATTAAAATTGTAAAAATGATTATTTGAAAATAACAATTCGTGAGGATTATGTTGCTTCATTGTTTGAAATTTATAACTAAATAAATCACTTTTACTATTTGGAACATACACTGCTTGACTACATTTTTGTAAAGCATAAATCTGATTTCTTAATTCAGATTCTAAATTTATTTTTGAAGCAAAACCCGACCAAGGAGCTGTTGCATTACCTGGATTAAATACTTTATTTGTATTATATGTTGGAAATTGATCTAATGGAATTGTTAATTTCTTTCTTGGATCTACTATAGGTAAATATGAATATTTCGTCATTACCGGACGAACATTTAAATACGGTTGTAACATCTCAGATGGAATATTCCTATCATATATTTTTTTATTTATTTCATTGTGTATTTCTGAAATACATTGCTGACTGTTTAAATTATTCATTGATATAATTATATATTATATTTTTAGTTATAATATTTATTTAAATTATATAAAAACAAATTATTACTATTATTAGTATTATGTGCGGAATCTTTGCTATCTTAAATAATTCAAGTTATTCATATTCAGATATTGAAATTCAATTTATGAAAGGAATACAAAGAGGACCTGAAAATTCTAAATTAGATGATACTTATATTCAAATGATTCTTGGATTTCATAGATTAGCAATTAATGGATTAAATGAATTATCTAATCAACCATTAGTTATTAAAGATATTATTTTAATCTGTAATGGAGAAATTTATAATTTTAATCAATTATATAAAGATATGAATATTACACCTAAAACACAATCCGATTGTGAAGTAATCATTCATCTTTATATTAAATATGGTATCGAACAAACTCTTGTTATGTTAGATGGAGTATTCTCTTTTGTATTGTTTGATAATCGCATTACTAGTGATTCTAATAATAAAATATATTTTGCACGAGATCCTTTTGGAGTTCGACCTTTATATTATTTAAAAAATAATCATAATAATATGTATGCGTTCGCTTCTGAACTTAAATGTTTGGAAAAATTTTATAATGATTATTTTGATTGTGATACTATTCATAATGAAATTTCTATACAACAATTCACACCTGGCACTTTTTCTACTTTTAATCTCTCTAATAACGCACAATCCGTTTGGCAATTGTTAAATGAAAATACTCCTTATTTTATTCCTACTTTTTCTTATAATATACCTATTACTAATAATATTTTTAATTTAATCGCTGAATCTTTAAATTCTGCTGTTAAAAAAAGATGTATTTCCACTGAAAGACCTATCGCTTGCTTGTTATCGGGAGGATTAGATAGCAGTCTTATAACCGCATTAGTTCATAATTATTATTGTCTTAATAATATACCATATAAATTAGAAACATATAGTATCGGTTTATCCGGATCTCAAGATTTACAATATGCTAAAATTGTTGCTGATTATTTACAAACTAATCATACTGAAATTATTATTACTGAAAATGATATTTTTGATGCTATACCTGAAGTCATTTATGCTATTGAAAGTTATGATACTACAACTGTTAGAGCTAGTATATGCAATTATTTGTTGGGCAAATATATTAAATCACATAGTAATGCTAAAGTTATTTTTAATGGAGATGGAGCTGATGAATTATTCGGAGGATATCTTTATATGAATAAATGTCCTGATAATATCGAATTTGATAAAGAAATACGCAGACTTTTAAAAGATATACATTTGTTTGATGTATTACGATCTGATAAATGTATTTCATCACACGGACTTGAACCTAGAACTCCTTTTTTAGATAAAAGTTTAGTTAATTTAATTTTATCCATTTCACCTGAAAGTCGTAATCATAATTGTTCTAATCCTTTTTTTAATACTTCTATTTATAATTACCGTGAAAAAAATATATTAAGATATAGTTTTATGCAATTCAATTTCTATAATTATAAAAAAAAACAATTATTACCTATGGAAATACTTTGGAGACAAAAAGAAGCATTTAGTGATGGAGTTTCACTTATAGGAAATTCTTTATATCAAATTTTACAAGATAAAATATCTATTAAATTAAATTCTGATAATCCTAATAGTCATTATGAATCTAATATTTCAACTGAAAAATATTATTATTTTTGTATATTTCACGGTTTTTTTCCTAATTGCAAACATATATTACCTTATTTGTGGATGCCTAAATATACTAATGCAACTGATCCCAGCGCTAGAACTTTAACTTTTTATAAATAAATATTTAATCTAATTTTTTTTACATTTCATTTTTCATTTATTATATATATTATTATATATAATGAATACTGGTAATAAATTAAATCAATATCAAGAAATTGTATTTGGATATTCTATTTATATTATATATATTCTTCTATTTTTTTCATATCTAGGATTATCTACAAATGCTTCTATATATTTACAAAAATTTGATTTTTATTTTAGAATTTACATTTGTTTATTTCTAATGTGGCGATTTAATCCATTCAAAACACATTATGAATTCACCAATTTAGACCGCAGAATCGCATTTAGTGCTGGATTGTTTATTTTTACAATTACTATATTAAATACTTATTCTAATTATATTAAAGAAATTATTCAACGTGTTATACATAAAATTTAATTCATTTTTAAATTATCTTTTAAAATACTTATTCTAATTATACACAATTTTATACATCATATTTATATTTTATTATTTAAATTTACGTGTTGTATTATATTTCATTCTTCTTTTTATAGTTTTATTCTTTTTACATTTGAAAAATTTATGCAAATGAAGTAATATTTCTTTACTTAATATCTTATCTATCTCATTCTCTTTTACATTTTTCTCTATTATTTTATAATTATACATTTTCATATTTTTATTCATTAATTCCGAAAAATCTAATAAATCTTCATTATTTAACATTTTTTTTCCTATATCACTTTCTTTAAATCGATTTATCATATCTTCTATACTTAAATCATAATAATAAGCCTTCACGTTTATGTAATATATATTATCATTCGCCATTTCCGGATAAAATGTATCATCTAAAAAACATATCTCTGAATTTATAGGTAGTTTCGTACATTTTATAAAATCTGAATGAGTTTTATTATTTGTTGTTCTACATATCTCCACTTTTTTACCATTTATTTTAAAAGCACCTATTATTTGATCTATTAGTTTATAATTTATCTTTTTCTCAAAATAATTTATTATATATTTCGCCCATTCACGAGGACCATTATTATTTGTATATATCATCATTTTACTACACAATTTTAACTCTTTTTGAGTTTTTAAATATAATAATATATTTATTATATTTGGTCTTAAAAATTCGGGAAATAAATCTAAAACATCATCAAATATTTCTTGAGTTATTAATTTATTTTTATTTTTTACATAAATACATAAACTATCCCAAAATATTCCGTATTCTGTAAAATAACCTAATGTTTCATCTAAATCAAATACTACTATTTTCATTATTATATGTTACTAAGTTTTTTTTAATTACAAATTTTTTATTTCTATTTACATTCACTATTTCTATTTTTATATAATATTTATATTATTTATAAATATTATGAATCAATTAAATATTAAGGATTATACACAAATTTTACAATATTATAATTTACCTATACCTTCTAATAATAAAACAATTAAAAAAAATGCTTCTAAAATATTATCACAAAAACTATGTAGATGTATTAAAAAAGTAGATCCCATTAATAAATCTAAATCTATTGCTATTTGCACTAAAACTATATTTAATAAAAAAGGATTGTCTCGAGGTAAATTTAAATGTTATAAAAATGCTATGGTTCAATTTAAAAAAAATAAAACTTTAAAATATATTAAATAACCTATTTATTAATTACTTATATAAGTAATAATTAATTACTTATATAAGTAATTGATTATTACTTATTACCATAATAATTTATCTGCTAACCAACCATTACTCCATTTTATATGACGGTCTTTTTCATGACGCATTTTATATAATCTTCTTCTCGTTTTGGCATATTTTAAACTACACTTCTTTATATAAGTTGGATAATCATTCATTCCATTCGCACCTATACTTGCTATTTTTTTTTTATTTTTATATACATCCAACTTTTTAGATTTATTCGATGATATCTTCACTTTCAAACCTAACTTTTTCGCTTTTTTATAAGTATAATTTGTTATACTATACATTATATAATATATATTATTAATTTATTTTGATAAATCATCTATCAAAAATCATATTATAATATATATTATTAAATTATTTATTTTGATAAATGATCTAATGCTGATAATAATACTAACTCTTGTTCACTTAATTTTTGAAATAATAAATTTTTATCTATAGATATTCGAAAATATCTACTTTTAAAACCTATACTTTTACATATACATATTACACCCTCATCTGTTATTTTTATTTCACAAAATATACCACCTTTTGTTAAATATATTTTTGTTAAATCTTCAATTGGTATCCATCTTATATAAGAACCATATTTTAATTCATTCATTTCATCTATGTATTTATATTTATTCAATTTCTCTAATAATTCTAAAGTATCTGATTTTGATAAATTTAATTCTTTTAATATATTTAATTTCACTTCTTTTATTTTTTCTGTTGTTAAATTTAAGAGAGATTCATTTGATTCATTTTCTAATGCTTTTAATAAATTCGAAATATCCATTTATAAATATTTATATATACTATTCTATTTATATTGTTTTCATTATTCTTTTACCACGAACTTCCAAATGAACCACCTAAAAATTCACTCGCTGCCATCGGCTGCGTCATCTCATTATCACCTTGACTTCCAGCATTTGCTACAGTCGAATTCGATTTATACATATTCGACGATTGCGGATTCTCATTTCCATAACTTACTTCATTTAATGGAAGAGCACTTATCGCTGTTCCATCTGTATATAATGATTGAGTTATCGCTGTATTGTTCATTTGAGGATTAGTTATTATTTGACCTGATATCGGCTGAGACACTTTTAAATTTCCATTCTTTCCATTCTTTCCATTCGACTTTTTCTTCGACGATTTACCTTCCCATAATTCTACTATACGTTCTATTAATATATTCACTTTCTCTCCTATTATTGTTTGAAAACTAATCATTGTTAATAATGTTGAAAATACTACATTTATTATTGTTATATCTGGATATTTCACTTTACTATATGTTGGAATAAATGTAATCATACGATGTATTATTATGAAACCTATAAATAATACTAACACTTGAATTATTATTTCACTTGTTATTTCTAAACTACTTTTATTGTCATCTGCTGCTGGCAAATATCTTGATATTAATTTTATTAAAAATATTATTGGAATTATTGCTAATAATGTATATTGTATCGTATTTAAAAATTCTACTTTTGAGTCATCTTCAAAATTAAATACATATTTAAAAAAACCCTTTTTTGAATCATCTAAAGAACTTTCCATATGATTATAATAAGAAATTAAAATTGATTAATTATGGTTAATTTAATTTATATATCTATTGTCTTATTAATTACAAAAACTATATCATCATAACGATTTTTGTTCGATCTTAAATCATAGGTTTGTATATATTGTTTTAAATCTTCTGGGACATTATTTGTTAATATTTCTAGCCATTCATAATGTTGAACATCTTCTATAATTAAAATCCCATCATCTTTCATTATTGGTAAATATAATTTTATTAATGCTATCATAGAATCTAGTGAATGAGGACCATCGTCCAATACGAAATCAAATCTTATATCTTTATCCACAAAAGTCGATTTAACAAACAAATCATTATATGCATCTTGTGATGTATATAATTTTATTCTATTTTTATTTTTTAGTTCGTCCCAAATATTTTCTAAATTCATAATATCTAAACCATATATATTCGCATTTTTAAAATAATCATACCATAATTTTATACTTCCTCCATTGTATATACCAACTTCTAATACATTTTCTGCTGTTTCTTTCTTTTTAAATAATAATGATTCATATAAATCTAAATAAGAATGCACCGTATTTTTATCTGTTCTTGAATCATCAACCATTGTTTTTAAACTCATAATATATAATACATAATAGATATTTTATTTTTATTTTTTACGCATAAATTTAAATTACTTATGCGTAAATAATTTAAAAACATTTTAATATTATACTTATATTATGTCTTCACGTTCACTCGCAACTGCTAGAGCTAGACGTTCTGGAGAAAATCCTCCTCCTATTTCTGGAACTAGACCTGGAACATCCATTGGATCACACGCAGCATTTGCACCACAACCACAACCTACTATTAGTAGAACTAAAGTATCAATACAACAACAACAACAACAACAACAACAGCAACAACAACAGCAACAGCAACAACAACAACAACAATCTAAATATAATACATATCAATCTCAAACACAACAACCATCTCAAAATGGATTACCATTCTCAAAATTAAGCGTATCTGATGCAATTGGATTAATCACTTTACGGTTAGGACGTGTAGAACAATGGCTTATTGAAACAGAACACGATAAAGAAACTAATCCTAATAATAATAATAATAATAATTTACCTGAAAATACTACAATTATTGATAATAGTGTTTTAAATACTATCATTTGCCGTCTCGATTCACTTGAAAAAAAATCACTTTTAAATGATACTACAACTATTACTAAATTAACCGATGAATTACAACCAAAAATTACTCTTTTAAGCGATGAAACTACTAAACATACTCTTAATATTTCTAAAAATAATGAATCATTATTTCGATTTGAGAGAGAATTAACTGAAACTAAAGATATACTTAAATCATTTATTATTAAATATGATTTCTTTACACAAAATATTTATGAAAGATTAGATGATTTTGAAACTGCTATTTGTGATATTGAAAAATCTATAGAACATACTACTACTACTACTGATACTACTATTACTACTGATACTACTGCTGATATTACTACTGCTACTATTACTACGGCTGATATTACTACTGCTAATATTACTACTGAAATTAATGATATTACTGATATTAATGATATTACTATTACAACTGATAATATAAATATTACTAATATTACTACTGATATTAATGATAATGATATTAAAACATCTATGAATTTTAAAAATATTATTGAAATGTAATTATAATATTAATTACATTTAGACAATAACCACTCATATAATACTTTTATTATACATATTACTTAATTAATATTACCTTTCGTTTCACTTCACAAAAATTAGTATTATTTTTATTTAAGGTTATATGAAAATTATTATCGGATTCTTTATTTTTTGTTTAATATTATTTATTTATTTACATATTCAATTTCATTTAAAAACTAGTGAAGATTTAGAAATGTATGAAATCGATCAACCTTCCAAAAATAAACTTGAAGAAATATGCGACATCAGACAACCTTTACTTTTTGATTTTGATTGTAATCATATCATTGAAACAACCAATAAAACATATATTCATAATAATTATACTGCTTTTGAAATTAAAATCAGAAATATTATTGAAACTGATACTAATACTGAATTATATATGCCTTTACCTATTCACTCTGCTGTTAAATTATTCGATGAAGATACAAAATCTTCTTATTTCTCCGAAAATAATATGGATTTTCTTCAAGAAACTGGTATTATTAAAAATATTATATATAATGATGAATTTTTACGACCATATATGGTTTCTAATTGCAATTATGATATTATTATGGGCAGCAACAATACATGGACTCCTTTTAGATATAAAATTAATTATCGCAATTATTTCATCTTAACACAAGGCACTGCTCAAATTAAACTTTCACCACCACACAGCACCAAATATTTATATCCTATTTATGATTATGATAATTATGAATTCAAGTCTCCTGTCAATCCTTGGAAACCACAATTAAAATATTCTAATGATTTCAATAAAATTAAATGTTTAGAATTCACTTTAATTCCTGGTAAAACATTGTTTATTCCAGCTTATTGGTGGTATAGTATTAAATTCAATAAAAATACTTCTATATCTTGCTTTTATTATAAAACGTATATGAATAATTTAGCAATCTTACCATATATCACTATGCACGCTTTACAAATACAAAATGTTAAACGTAATACGGTTAAAACTGTTAGTATTGATGAATTAAATAATACCACTACTCAAAATATGGAAAATATTAATCATTTAGAAGAAAATACTTTAAATAATAATAATGATAATACTAATAATCTAACTACTACTAATAATAATGATAATAATGATAATACTAATAATCTAACTACTACTAATAATCTTATTAATTAAATTACTTATTATATATATGACAAAATCTTTTTTTTCTACTTTTGCGTTTGGTAAAAAATCTAAAAAAAATAAAAAATCTAAAACTAATAAACATAAAATTAAACGAAAATATACTAGAACTACTAGAACTACACGATTTCATATGAAAGGAGGTTGAGGAGAATTACCACCTGTAATGTCATCCTCTATTTTTTAATATTTATAATTTATATATTTTGAATGACAATATTTTTTTTAAATATTTGATTAAAATATTATTAAATTATATTATATATATATATAATGACTTGTACTAGAAAAGGTGGTAATAGAAGAAAAAAAATAGGAGGATCATTTTGGGACACTCTAAATAAACATACAACCTCTCTAAATAATCATGCAACTAATGCTAGAACCTCTCTAAATAATTATGCAACTAATGCTAGAACCTCTCTAAATAATCATGCAACTAATGCTAGAACCTCTCTAAATAATCATACAACTAGTGCTAGAGAATATATGCGAAAAAACTATGGTCAAAGTCCTCAAAACGATCAAAACAGTCCTCCAAATAATGGACCAAAAAATGTTGAAATTACTAATGATATTAAAAATAATGTAACTGAATATAGTTTGGTTACTTGCGTGTTAAATTGTATTGCTACTTCTAATAAACTTGCAAAAGGTTCAAATTATATTAATAACACCAAAAACAGAACGGATAATAACACGTCTCCGGACCCGGATCAGTATGGTAATATAACACAAACAAGTAAAGATAGAGAAATATTATATAGACGTGCATTAAATTCTCTATCTGGGAATACAGGAAGTTTAGCAAATTATACAATGATGCAAGCCGCTTATAATACAGGAAATGCAGGATATAAGACAGGAAAATACGCAGCTTATAATACAGGAAAAGCCACTTATAATACAGGAAAATCAGCTTATAATACAGGATATAATACAGGAAAATCAGTTTATGATAAAGGAAAAACATATTATGCTAATAGAAGAATTAATAGACAAAATAATGGTAATGGTGGTACTAAACGTAAACGTAAATATTAGTAATAAATTATATAATAAAATATTTATTTATCATTTTATATAAATAAAATATATTAATATTATATAAATATGGAAGAAAACGGAGAAAAACCCAATGAAGAAAAACCCAATGAAAAAGATCAAGGACCAGCAGGAGAACCAGAAGAAACCAAACAAGCAGGAGAACCAGAAGAAAACAAACAAGCAGGAGAACCAGAAGAAAACAAACAAGCAGGAGAACCAGAAAATACAAGTAATACTTCATTAGCTTATACTTGCCAATGCTCAAAAAGTACAAAAAGTGGAGGAGGAAAAAGAAAAAAGAAAAGAAAAACCAAAAAATCTAAAAAAACTAGAAGAAAAAAAAGAAAAATTACTCGTCGTAGATAAATTATAACTTATTTTTAAAATTTATTAAAGTAAAGTAAAGTAAAGTATATTTAATTTAATTTAATTTAATATTCTAGTAAATTCACCATATATTTCATATGTTTGTGTTTGTATTGTTTCTATATTTTTTCTACATAAAGCGCAATTTTTATTAACATATTGTAATGTTGTTTTAATACAAACTTTACAAAAGATATGATTACAACCTAATTTAACTAAATCAGTAATATTTGTATTATCCATACAAATATTACAATCGCAATTATCTAGTAATATTTCATTTTCAATAATATCAAATTTATCACATAATGTAATAATAGTTTCAGTTTTATGATGACTACTATCTAAAAATTCTAAAATAATATTACATAATATTATTCTCATTTGATTTTTATCATTTTTATCAATACATATTATATAATCTGCAATGATTTCTTCCATATAAGTAGGAAGATTATTATTATTTTCATAATATGTATCTATATATTCTGATATTTTAGAAATACAATTTTGAATATTAGTTTTTGAATTAGTGATTTTTTTTTTATTAGCGAATGCTTTAATAATGATTCTATATGATTGTGCAAAAAGTGTAAGCCATGAATTAAATTGTTGTATAGAATTCATATTATAATATTTAATTGCAAATAAAAGTTCAATTTCATTTAATCTTATATCATCGCATAGAGTAATATTATGTGATGAACTTCTACAAAAAGAGCATTTTTTAGATGCAAAATTTGAAACAGAATTGGAATTCATTTTTTTTGGTTGTTTGGTATAATTGTGAATATATTTCTTATAATATTTCATTTCATTTTTTTAATATATGAATGAGTCAAGTCAGTAAAATTAATATTTTTGAATAAATATGTAAATATATGTTTGTTAAAGATATAAATATAATATATTAATTTATATATTAAATGATTAGTTACGAATTACATGTAAATGATAGAAATTATACATCATGGGAAATAATAGATACATCAAATTTAAATAAAGTTTCACTGGATATAATTCCAAATGAATCAAAGTTATTTTCAAATGATATATTTACAGTAGATAAATGTAAAAAAGTAGAAATACTAGAATCGCCAATAAGATATGGGAAATCTCTTCCGTGTGTTTTAATTTTAGCTGGAAATAAAACATATGGAAAACAATTTAAAGAAACTAAACATAAAGGAAAACAATTTAAAGAAACTACCAAATTCAGCAATTCTATAACAGATAAAAATTATTATAAATGTATTCCTAATAATATTTTATTACCTCCATTTTTAGTTCCTTATCAAATTAAAAATTTAGGATTTTCTAAAGTTTTAAAAAATATTTTTGTTACAATCACATTTTATGAATGGATTGATAAACACCCTATAGGTAAATTAGATACAATTATCGGACCCGTTGATATACTTAACAATTATTATGAATATCAATTATATTGTAAAAATTTAAATACATCCATACATCAATTTCAAAAAAATACTTCTAAATTTTTTGAAAAAAATACTTCTGATTCAATTATTCAAACTATTCATTTAAAATATCCTTCTATTCAAAATAGAACTGATCCTACAATTTGGAATATTATTACTATAGATTCACCTAATACACTCGATTTTGATGATGCATTTAGTATTATTTATCTTGATAATGATATTCAACAATTAAGTATATATATCTCTAATGTTAGTATATGGATGGATACTATTAATTTATGGGACTCATTTTCACAAAGAATATCAACCATTTATTTACCAGATAAAAAACGACCTATGTTACCTAGCATTTTAACTAATGGATTATGCAGTTTACAACAAAATCTTACTAGAATCGCATTTGTTATGGATATTTTTATACAAAATAATCAAATTATTAATATCGATTTTCAAAATTGTTCTATTAAAGTTTCTCATAACTTCTTTTATGAAGAAACATCTTTACTCACCAATCAAACATATAATAATATTTTTAATATTACATCTAAATTAAATATACCTAATATATCTAATCAACCTATTCATAATATACAAAATAGTTCTGAAATGGTCTCTTATCTTATGATACTTATGAATTATTATTCCGCACAAAAATTACTTACACATAAAATCGGCATTTTTAGAACTACTCTTTTTAAACAACCACCTATCATTCCAGAATCTACTCCTCATTTTGTATCTAAATTTATACAACAATGGAATACTTCATCCGCACATTATATTAATGCTGCATTAATTCATACTAATATACAACATCACAATCTTGGTATTGACGCATATATTCATATTACTAGTCCAATTCGTCGTATTGTTGATCTTCTTAATATGCTTAAAATTCAACAAATCACTGGAATTATACAATTCTCTCATAATGCTGATTCTTTTTATAATAAATGGATTTTACAATTAGAATATATTAATACAACTATGAAAACAATTCGCAAATTACAATGTGAATCTAATTTATTACAATTATGTTATAATGATACCAATTTATTTAATATTGAATATGAGGGATACCTTTTTAATAAAAAAATTATTAATGATTCACTTTTTCAGTTTATTGTATTTCTTCCTAAATTAAAATTAACTTCTAGAATTATTACTACATCCAATTTAGATAATTTTAATTGTAAAAAATTTAAATTATTTTTATTTAATGATGAAGAAACATTCAAAAAAAAAATACGATTACATTTAATTAATTAAAATTTTCGTATTTTATATTTTACATTATTCTATTAATGAACACTATTTATACTATTTCTACTATTTTTAATAAAAAAAAACAATTATTTAATATTCTTTTTAATAAAAAAAAACAATTATTTAATATTCTTTTTAATAAATTTATTTCTAATCATTCTAATAATATAGTTGAAACTACTAGTCCATTTAAATTATATTGTTATTATACAAATTTAACCTTTATTAATTCATTATCTAATACATTAATTGAATTACGTTGTAATAATAATAAACTCACTTATTTACCTATTTTACCGGAAACTTTAAAAATATTATTATGTGATTATAATCATATTCGTTTTTTACCTATATTACCTAAAACTTTAAAAGTATTACATTGCTCTAATAATGAATTATTATCTCTCCCAAATATACCTAACACATTATTAGAATTAATTTGTTTTAATAATTTACTCACTTCTTTACCTAAATTACCTAAATTAAATTTATTATTATGTGAAAATAACCCTTTTTATTATTATTATTTTTCTTTTGAAATTAAAACAATTAATACAATATATAATATTATTCATAATTTTAGAAATTTATATTATTTTTTAAAATATAAAAAACAATTTCATAAATGGTTATGGAAATCTAGAGAGAAAAATATTATATCATTATATCATCCATCTAATATTATTAAATTATTAGATGATGATACTTCTATTGACAAATTATTTAATTAATTATATATTTATGAGTTATAAATTGATTCTTTGAAGGTATTTCTGATAAAATACCATTACTCCATACACCATACCGTTTATTATCATCACCATCATTTTCTAATGTAAAATGATAATAAGTATATAATTGGAGTTCTTCTAATTTAATAAATTTATTTGATACACACGCTAATAATAAATATTTATTATCTATTTTTACATTAAATTTTAAATTATCTTGTTTTTCTGCTTCTTCTTTTGTTAAATTATCTACTAAAATAGAATGAGAACCTGTAATAATTAAATCTTCTATTAATTCATTTTTTGTTGATTTTTTCATTACATACATACACGCATATAATTCATTTTTATTTATATTATTTATCATATCATTACTTCCAATACAATCTATTTTTTTATATCCGTGTAAATATGTTTTTATATAATCTCCTTTTTGTAAATCTTGAATAGGAATATATTTTTCTTCTAAATATTTGGTTAAAGATAATATTTTTGTATTATAATTAAAACAAGATGGATCTGATGATAGAGGTATAATATTAAATACTACATTTTGTTGTGCTACATTAGAAGGTGATATTATATATCCTGTATTATTTAAAGTTTCATTACCTATAGTTGTCGCCCATAAATTAAAAAAATTTATTGAATTAAAATAAGACATACCTGAAATAATAACACCATAATAATCAAATTGTAACCAATTACTCATATAAGCATTATCATATAGAATACTTCCATTAGTATAAGTATAAGTATTAAAATTAAGATATTTACCTAACGTAGTTCCTGTATTAATTAATAAATTATTACTAAAATTATTATTTTCATAAAATCCAATTACTAAATTTGTTGTATTATTTACATTAAAATAACCTTTAAAAATACTATTACTTAAATTTATTGGTAAATAAATATTTATGGAATACCATGATGACATAATATAACCTATTTATATTATAAAAAATACAATTTTTATAATTTTTATAATTTTATTATAATTATATATTATAATGATGCATAAATATATTAAAAAATTACCAAATGATATCATACAACATATAATATCATATACATATAATTTTCAATCTAAAATATTATTAAATGATATTATATCTTACATTGAAACACGTAAAACCATATATTATAATTATTTTAATTTATATATAGATTTAAATGAATATAAATATTTATTAATCAACGATTTAATCAGTTATGTAAAAGAAATTTATGAAGATGAAAAAAAAAATACATATGATAATTATTTATATGATGAATCTGACAACAAATATTTGTATGATTATAATATTTTTACTAGATTATATAAATTATATATGTTAAAAAATAAACCATCTTTTTATATTAAAAAAATAATTATTAATTTATTTAAGAGAAATAGAATTAAAAGTAAAATAAATATATTATGGGGTTTATTTTCTCCAATAGAGAGAGTATTATTTATTGAAGATAAAATTCTGTACTATAACATTGAGTAATATTTAAGTAAGTTTTAAGTTTTATTAATTCTTACTTCTTTTGCAATTTTACGTATAATTTTATTTTCATTTTTAATATCATTATTTCCGATTCCTCCAATAGTTTCAATAATTAATTTACTATATTGTTCTGAAATTGTTGAATTACTTTTATAATCAGGATGTTTTGCTTTAAATTCAGGTAATAATCTGGAATTTTTATTTGCTACACTTTTGATCGCTTTTCTTATTTTTTTTTTATCATTATTTTCTTTTTCCCATTTATTTTCATCTTTAATATATATTATTTCTCTTTTTAAATCACTACAATGAACAGGTCTTTTATTAATTTCTAATGCTTTTAAATTATTTACAATAATAGTTGAAATACCTTCTATATATCCTAATTTTCCTACACTTTCTAAATCAGTTAATTGTAATTTGAGAGAATCTACAAATTCCATAATATTCATTGCATCTTTACATGTTTCATTTAAAAACACATTTAAATTAAAAGTTTTATTATTGGAATTAATAGTATTATTAGTTATATTATTATTATTTTTACAAATGTCTACAATTTTAGTTGTCAATTCTTGATTTTGTTGTATTAATTCTTGATTTTGTTTAACAACATCTATGACCAAATTGGTTAATATTTTTAATTCATTAATTTCGGTTTTTTCTAATATTAATGTATTATTTTGTTGTTGAACATTTGGACATTTTTGTTGAACATTTGGACATTTTTGTTGGTGTTTCCATAGTCCTTGTCTATATTTATATTCTTTACCACATAGACAATAAAATAATGAACTTTTTGGAACCTTTTTGTGATCATATGTGTAATCCATTAGACATTTTTGATGTTTTTCGGTATTTAAATGTCTATTAAATTGACTTTTTCGTGACGTATTATAGTCACATTGTTTACACCAAAATAAATGTCCAATTTTATAGACATTTATGTAATCCATCATGTCTTCTATTTAGAGGACATAAAAAGTTCTTAAATTCTTTTAATTTATAAATATTTTTATTTTTTTTATAAAAAAAATATTTTATGATAACAAATATTTTTATTTTATTTTAACGTCCAGACCAAAAAATAAATTATGCAGTCGTTGATTTTTTTTTTCCAAGACTTTTTTTGAGAAATTAAAAAAGGACATTTATTTTTGTCCATTTTTATTTTTCGGAAAAAACTTTTGAAAAAAAAAAAATTATTTTTTTTTTCAAGAATATTTTTAATTTTCAAGAATATTTTTAATTTTCAAGAATATATTTAATTTTCAAGAATATTTTTAATTTTAAAGAATATATTTAATTTTCAAGAATATATATATTATTAAACAATTTAAAGAATATATATTTTATTAAACAATTTAAAGAATGTATATTCTTATCAAACAATTTAAAGAATATATATATTTTATTAAACAATTTAAAGAATGTATATTCTT